TCCCCTATCCGATTTTGCATAACTGGGGGGGTCGATATGGGCATAAAAAAAGGACCTACATAATCGAAATTATGTAAGTCCTTATTATCAAACTAAGCTAATCAAATGATAACTTGTTAGGATACCAATTACCCATGCCTATACACTTGATAACTTTCATATCAAGCGTAAGCGGTGGTCTTAATGTTTCCATCGGGTAGCCTTGACCGTTAGCCCTAGCGTGACCGTCCATTCCAGCAGTGGCAGTGGCATAGAAGGTAGGATACCTTACCCTGCCTTCTGTTGATTGACACTCTATTTGACCGGTTATGTGATTAGGCACTAGGGTTATATCTGCTACTACCGTCATCTGGTACATGGTGGGCGGTGATAGTTCCTTGACCTTATCCTCTGCGAATAGCCAAGCGGTAGTAACAATGCCTAGTGCTAACGCACCTAGTAGCAGGATGATTAGGGTCATTGGGTTCAACCTATTGGTGAATGTTTGAAACATCTTATAACCTCTATATTTAATTTGATAGGCTAGCCAATTAATGGCTAGCCTTAGATACCTAGATAAACTTTCCATAGTCTGTAATTAACCCGTTAGCCTCTACTGTATAGGTTTGAAAAATGGGTAACCGTAGAGTTTTATTTGGGTCATCATAATGAGAGTGTTGATGTAGAGTGTACATATTCGTAGCTTCAACACCCTCTAACGAATCGCCATCTTTAAACATTGGGCCAATCATTTTGTTACAGTCTGGGCAGATTATCTGGACTATAACTGATACCACATTGTGCATATTCTCCATTGTAAACACCTCTATATTTATTTGGTCTATCGCCTTGACTACGATTACTATAACCGTCAAGGAAAATTTAGGCAACTTGGAAGTGTAGCGTTCTAGAGGAAACGCTACCAGAAACTAGATTAGAAACTAAACTCCCATATCGGCTCGGGAATTAAGATTAAACTATTACATTCATGGTCACTACCTAAACTAGCAATAGCATTAGATACTTGTTCCATATAATGAGCGGTCAAACTAGATGTATTCTTTACTATAGAATATTCGGGTTCAAGGAAACTAGACACCTCATGTAATTTAAAACCAATGTACATAGACACCTCTATAATCTAAATTTGAAACTAGCTAAGTCAAGGTAGCCTCTAGCCCTTAACTAACACTATAGTAGCCGTCAAGGAAAATTTCTGCAACCTGATATGGTATATAGGGGGAACGCAGGGGGGAGGGGGATATATCCTATAGGGCCAAAAAAAATGGCCGACTAGAACTAATGTTCTAATCGACCATTGGCTAACTAGGTGGTGGTGGCCTAGGCCACCACCTACCATTCTATACTACTGGTGGTGTCGCACCCCCTAGCATACCCTCTTGTATGACAGTTTCCCGCCAGATGTTAGCACTACCACCTAAGGATATGGACTGTGTAATGATGTTTCCATCGCCATCGGTAACCACTGATAAGTCTTGCCTAATGATGGGAACAGTCACCCGACAAGTAACCTTGCTATTGCCACCCTTGAAATTTTTACCCACCTTGTCACTAGTACCCGTTCGTTCACTACTGAACATATCAAATGGTACGACTACTAAGGCTACCAATTGACCACCACCTGCTATCATATCCCCTTGTTCTGTATGGGTGGCAGTGTAACCTATAATGGTCTGTCCTACTTTGACGCCATCGGGAAATACTTGAAAGTGCCCATCTACTGTAGGCTCAAGGATAACTTTCTGGGTGACTTGTAATACTGTATTCTCTTTGTTAGCCATAACTGTAATGTATCCTCAATCGCCAACCTTGTTGCTGGTCGATGAGAGTACTATATCCGTCAAAGAAAATTTTGGCAACTTTTGGGTATGGTACTGTACCGGAATTTTTGCCTATAATAGGAAACTGACCACCTTATCAGATACTAGGCCACCAGACCACTATCAGACTACTACCAGACCACTGTAGGGTATAAGACCTATACGGTACTATACGCCTCTGTATGGGCTTCTATGGACCGCCTAGGGGTACTCTACTAACCGGGGTACTACTACTGTTCCCCGAATTCCCAGTACCTGTTCCTAGGACATAGGCTACTATTCCTAGTACCTACTATAGGGTAGTAGTTCCTAGTACCTACTCCATAGGCTACTGTATCAGGTACCCTGCCTAGTACTCCCCTAGGTACTGATCCCTACCCTATAGTTCCCTACACTGTTCCCTGCCTAGGTGTCCCTGAGGGGGATCAACCTTCCCTAGGGGGACGAGAGGGGGAGGGGGATATATCCTCCTTCTGGGGGAACACCGTGGGGGAGGGGGATATATCACGATCAAGGTGAATGGATACGGTAGGGGTCTGTCCCCTACCGTACCCTGTCCCCTAGCCTACCGGATGCTGTCCCTTACGGTAGACGTTCACTGTAGCTAGCATGGTCACTAGGTCACTCTGTACCGTACCATCCGACTTCCTAGCCTTACGGTTGTATGGTATGGATACGTTGCCTATGCTTCCGCCCTTCCAATTTTTACCAGTACCGATACCTGTCTCTGGGTCTGGTTTGCCTGTCTTATCGGTAGCTATCGGGTCGAATTCACAGGCTACCAATACCACTAGTTTACCGCCATCGCCTAGCCTGTTACCGTTAACATCTACTGGGCTAGTGTAAGCAACAAACCCTTCGCCTACTGTTACGGTTGGAGGTAGGATACCAAGCTCTGGCATGAATAGGTCACCGTGTTGTTCTGCTATGATGGCCTGTATCTGGTCTTGTGTCATACTGTCCCCTAGACCACAGCTTGTATTTAGTCACTGTCCATCAGTGCTGTCTGTGGTCGATGTAGCCACTATATCCGTCGGCAAAAATTTTTGCAACCTGCCGTATGGGACGGTACAGTACCATAAGGAAGCCTACCAGTACCGTACCCTAACCAGTGAGCAGAGGTTAGGATACAGTACCAGTGGCCTATGTATGTGTACCGCTATGTTGTCTACTACATATGGTATAGCGTACTGTACCAGATACCATATGCTGTTCCCTGTATTTGGAATTCTGTTCCCTGTGTAGGCTAACCTAGTATACTTATACACTACTATATGTAGTATTGGTTAACCTATTAGTTCCCATATGTTGTATGGCTATGCCTCTCCGGTTACAGACTCTATGTCTCTCTCTATGGATTCTATAGTCTGGTGTTGTTCCATAACTGTTCGCTCTGTAGTCTCTCTAGGGTTTCCTAATCGTATCTTCTCTCTAATGGTATTCTGTATATACCGTAACTTACCCTCTCTACCGCCACGCCACCATCTGTTAACCTTACCGTCATCACTGGTATGGCTGAAAGGGTATATACCTAGATACTGTTTGAATGTGTCGTATATATGCTGACAATCCCAACACTTAATCTCTTGCCTATCCATCTCTAGCTTAGCCATGCTTGGTAGGTGTTCCCATGCTTTCTGTCTGAAGTCCATCACTCTGTTATGCTCTTTAATCATAGCCTCCAGAATCTGTAGCTTGATACTATCTGGTAGTATCTCTTTCACTATGTGGTACACCTCTGATTGGTCTAGGCTGTTAAAGAGTCCCTCTATTGTCTCTATTTGGAACTCCTGTCCCATCTGGTCTACAGCATACTGACTGATAGCTGGTGATACTTGGGTAGGGTACTGACCTGCTACTATGGGTCTGTCGTAATCCATTACCTACTCCCTCCAAATTTGATTTGATAGGCTAGCCAAGAATTGGCTAGCCTTGGGTACACCTACTTCTCCGGTTTGGCTACACAGCTTTCCAGTGTCTCCGCTAGACACCTCTGGCATACTACCTTCCGACATTGGGAACAGGTACTAACGCCATTGGTCTGGGTCAATGCCAGTGCATCACACACTATACAGAAGTATTCCATGGTTAAGCCCTCCTCTAATATTTGATATGTGGACTATGACACCTAGGACAATTAGTCTCACACTCTATGCAGTATTCTTTACCACACTCACAGGTCACTGCCCTCCTATGGTGTACCTTGGGTTCCTTAATTTGTGCCATCCTAGTTAAACTCATAAGGGTTGCTAGCCGTTGGTTGTGGTGGTGGCTCCATATGGTTCTTCATAGCATCCATTACCTGACCGAACCACCTAATATACCGTAGTGCCATACGCCTTGTCTCATACTCTGAGTTAGGGTTTAAGAGTACCTGTGCTTGGATGTCTGCTATGGCTTCCCACGTTGGAGTCATGTCTATACCCATACTTTATACCTCCTTCTCGTAATCTATACCAGTAACCTCATCCCTATAGTACCAGCTATCGTCTAACCTACCCTCCGACTCCCTGTGTACCTCTACGTTCTCTATGCTGTAAGACATAGCAGTAAACATATCCGGTGCTAAGGTAACTCTAGGTACTTCTAATACCATAGGTTCAGTTAGCTGTACAGTGTACCGTTCTACTAGGGTAAAGGTGTCAGCCTTTACTGAGTATACCCAGAAGAACTCACTGGCACTCTGTATCTCAGCTCCATAGTTCTCAAACCGTGGCCCACCAGATACATTCTGTATGTCTACCAACTCTTGGGTCGCTTGGGTTATGCTATTGTCTAGTGTTCTCATACTGTCTCCTATGCTGTTTTCGTTTGGGTCGATGAAACCACTCTAGCCGTCAAGAAAAATTTTGGCAACTTGTCCCATAGGGTACGCCTACTAGAGGCGTACCCTACTGTACTACTACGGTAGGAACGACACCTCTCCCTTGGTAACCTTAGTAGCCCGTAATATATCTGGTAGACTACGGTACATACCCTCAAGGGACTCGTTAGTAAAGAGCATACCAAACCTATAGGATAGCGTCTGTAATTCCTTCCATCCACTACCGCCTCTAGCCGTTGTATAGGAACTAGCGAATTCCTGTACATACTTCTGTATGGTTCTCTCTATATACTCTGGCCCATAGCCTCCTAGAGTATAGGTAGTCCTACTCATGCTAGGATTGTACCACCTACGGACAACACACTCTGCATTAACTAGCCCATTGATAGTATCGTAGTCAACTACTGGTTCCCCATTAGTATTGAAGTATGGTAAAGCTATGCCTCTGATACGCATCAGCTTATCTAGTATAACAAAGAAGTTCTGTAGCCAAGTGTAGGCATCTAGAACATCAGGCCCACCTTGTCTGTATAGCTTATGGTGATGCACCTCTACATCACTTCCTACATGGTCCCATGCTTCACCTATTACAGCGAACTGTTCCTCAGTAAAGCTAGGTGATGTAGTACACCAGTATTGTCCTCCATTCTTATCCCAGCCCTTGGCTATCAGATAACCTCTGACATCTACCTTTCCTAAGTAGTCTGTTCTCATGTTAGCTATGGTACGTTCCCGTTCCATCTTCCAATCTTCTCTAGTCATAGGCTTTACCATAATGCTCCTCCCTCTGTACTTACTGGTGCTGAGTTTAAGAATAGTCTATCATTGCCACACTTCTTACAAGTACCGTTACTAGTTGTAGTACCAGATGGGTCTATCACCCAATGATGTGCAAAGGTATCGTCTACACACTTAGGCTTATCCTCTTGTACTATGGTGGGTATGTTAGCTCCTTTGCCTATCCAGTTATATATTACTTCACTCATGACCCATAACACTCCATTCTATTCCATGGTTCACCCATACCGTTGTAAGGTCTACCTGTACAGTAGCATTGTACACAAGGCCAGCACCAACCATGATGGACAGTACCCTGCTGGCCTCCATTCTTTCTCCCACATACTATACAGTCTACAGGATTAGTACGGGTTATGAATCTAGGTATCCTACGTTGACGTTCTTTATAGAACTCTGTAATGCTGTTGTACCACATACTGTTATACACTCCTTCGGCACTTTTTACAGTACCAGCTTCCTTTGATAACTATCCCTGCTCCACTAGTGTTCTCTACCCAACGTGGTAGAATCATCCCTCTTTGCCATACTACCTTACTTGGTAGTCCTAATGCCTTACATACTTTACAATCCTTTGTCTTAATCATCGTTACCACCACATCCAATAAAGTATGATATTGCCTTTACTTAGTTCCACTTTAGCATCTGTTACGAACTGTCTATCAGTCTCGTAATCATAGTAAGGGAAAGGATTAGGTATAGACTGTACAGTTAAGTCTGCAACATCTATACCTGTAGATACTGGTGAGTATGAATCCTGACCAAAGAATAGTCTCTTATTAGGACTTGGTATCTCCGGTAGAGCTAGGGTAATTACATCCTCTTCCAGCTTCTCTATGTCCTCTAGGCTAAGCTCTATAAACTCACAGTTACAGTCACCATTGGTTAGCTGTTCCTGTGTATGACCTCTAGTCAACCACACTTGTTCTATCCAACTCTGTAGTCTATTGTGTTTCCTCCAGTAGGCCAACTCCTTTCTGTCAAAATCGTAGGTGTTGTCACCTTGGTATAATACCCACTCCTCTGGGTTCACTGAGAAAGCATATTGGTCTAGTCCCATGTTAGTTACCTCCTACGTTTGCTATACCTTTTCTTAAGTCCCTTGCTGTCTGTGAATGTATATGGTGCTTAGCTTGTATCTGTTGGTACGTAATCTTGCTAGTACCTTCTGTTAACATATCATGCAGATACTCTATAACGTCTGGTTCTGTCCATGCACTTACTATGTGCTTTAGTATCATGTCTACTATAGCTCCTGTCTGACCTTTACCATCTAACACTGTCCCTATGTATTCCACTGGTGTCATGTTAGTAGCCCTGAACAATATTACCTGACTCTCGTTTACTCTGTATACTCTGTACCCATAGTTTGTACTAACAAGTGGGTTCTCACTCTTACTGTTCCACAGTATATCCTCTAATAGTGTACCAACTGTTGCGTCTTTCATTATCCTATCGTCCTCCAATATACTCCCTGACTTTGTATCTCTATGACTCCCTCTAAGGGTATAGATATGTAATCCTTCTTCCTCACATCCCATGCAGTTACTAGACCTTTCTCCTCTGCATTGTAACTCATGCCTAGCCCTTTCACTCCAATCTTGACACCAGTACGACATACCCTATTATGGGATATCTCTCCACTACGTCTTGACCTAAACGTAACTGATATGAACTTACCATTAGCCCTACGGATAACCTCCTTAGGTGTTAGGTTATTGGTATGGGGTTGGTAGTGCAAAAGACTACCAACCTTCTGTATTGGATTCATCATAGTTCAAACACTCCTTGCTCCTTCTCTTTATAATACTCATCCATATTCTTAGCTACCATATGTTCTTGGATGTTAGTAACTAGTATCTCTGTACAGGCAGTACAGAGATGTTCCATATGAGGATAATACTCGTTACGTGCTGGGTAATACATTGACCTGACATCCGTAATGTACCACATCCAACATCTATCCCTATCCCCATTTAGTGATATCATACAACTTGTACACTGTGTACATGGACTACAGTCTTCACCTCTGCCACCGTAGCCTTCATACTCTAACACCATGATAGGGTAGGGAACAGACCCATCGGGAACCCACGCTCCGTTATCTAGTATCAGGTCAGTCCAGTGTAACACTCCTTTATGTTGTTGGGTCACTCCACTTATACCTAGTACCTCTACATCTATCAGTTCAATCGCCATGTCTATTCTCCTTCGGGTCGTAATTTCGGGGCATGGAAACATCCTAGCCGTCAAGAAAAATTTTCGCAACTTGCCCCATAGGTACAGTACGCTTTTGCCTACGCCACTCTGACCATGTGATAGCCTGTACTCTATGGTGGTGTACATCTAGAACACTAGAAGCCTTCTTGTATGCTGTCTGTACCCTAGACATTACTTGCGGTATCTGTAACTGTAGTATCTCTTTCTCTGGTACGTTCCTACCCATGTATACAGCTACGGCGTGTCTGTCTATTACTGGTTCCCCACTTCCCTCTGGTGCTACTATAGCCTTATAGAAAGCTATTACTTTCCTGCCTCCTAGTACCTGCATAGGATGTTCCCCATTCAGTATCCTTAAAGCCTTGTCATGGTTCCTGCCTGTGGTGTATTGCTTCCGTCTAGTAGCTAACTCTATAGCCCACTTGACATTCTGTTCCCACGATACCTGTGGTGATAAGGCAGACAGTATACCAGCACCTACTATTACAGAGTGTGGATGTATCTTATAACCTCCTAGTCTACCTATTACTTGTGCCAGTAGATGGGCATCTCTATACCACGCTAACCCTTCTTGTATTGATTCCATGGAAGCACAGTTAAAGACATCTACTATGTTCCGGTAAGAACCCTTGAGCCTATTCTCCATCTTCATAGTGTTTATCAAACTCTCCATTGTCACCACATTTAGAACACCTACCGATAGCTCCGTTACTATCTATGTACTGCCTAAACATATCAGGAAGTTCTAGAGTCTCTGCTACAGGCTCTGCTTGACAGCATACAGATAAGTAGTATGCAGTCTCTTCCCTTTCTTCAGCACACCTTGGACAGTCTTCATCTCCGTCTATCTTATGTACCCTACAAAATACTATCACCATTACTCCTCCCTTGTATTGAATATGTAGCTCTGATTCTACTATGGCCTATATGAAAACACTTGTGTCTGTGACACCAGTATGGTCTAAGTAAATGATATACCAACACTTTATTGTTACGCCTCATAGCATAACTATTAGCTTCTGAGTAAGTATTAAACTTACGCTTTCTCTTACAGTCTCGCATGGTGGCTAAGCAAAAAAAGGGTAGGCAGTCCACCTGCCTACCCAGTTCCCCTTCAACGGTCTAAACGCTTAGCTCTCTCACCTCCTATCTAGCTTCCGCTAATTCAAGTGCAGAGGCGAAAGCCTTATGCTTTACTGCTCCTCTACTACCGAACAGGATAGCCTGTTGGGTTACCTGTGTGTCCTTACCTCTACGGTAGTCCTCAGCTTCTACTACTGCTTGCCATATGGCCCATGCAGTCCTAGATACGTTGGGATGCTCTTGGTTGAATATGTCATAGAGTTCCCATACTTCATTACGCTTCTTGGTAGCGTTCTTGATGGCTTGCTCCCTCTTGTCCTCTTGCTCTTTCTTATCGTTCAAGAGTGTCAAGTAGTTAACACCGTTCAAGTCATCCGGTGTAACACTGTCTGCAAACTGAAGCTTCCTACTCCGTACTGGGTCTGGATAAGTAGACTTAAGTAAAGCCTGTGCTTCTTCGTCAGTGATGGTAACCTCAGATAACTGATTCATAGTATTAACTACAGAGGTTCTAGAATCCATCATGTTCTGGAATAGATTCATGTACCACTTGGCATCTTCATGTATCTGTTCCGTATGATGGATTGAAGTATGTACCTTAGCTGAGGCAAGACCAACAGTTAAAGTGTTCTGGCATACTACTCTCACTGGAGTAAATGCAATGCTTAAAGCACCAGTGCCATCTCTGTGGTCTGTTACCAGATAGTATAACTTATGGTCTTCCCCAGCTATGATACCTTCACCAGCATCCAAGGTGAAGAATATCCTCTCACCATGACCTAAGGCTCCTGCTGTTTCCACAGGATACTTCTCCGTTAGAGGGTCTAGTATCTGAGCTAACTCAGAAGTCTGTATAGGTGTCCACTGTTTACTAACAGTGTTAGGAGAAAGGATTCTATATGTAGGGTCTTCAGTAACAGGTGACCTAGCTATGTAGTACCGACCTACATCTATCAGTTCTGTACCTGTCGTTGATGCAGTTGGTTGTGGCTTCCCGAACTGGCCCCATGGAGTGGAAGTCGTTACCGTAGGGTTAACCAGTGGAGCCTGTGCTGGTGCTGGTAACTTAACGATAGGGAACAGTATGTCTGCTATCCTTGCAGCCTCTGATGCGTTTATCCCAGTGGTATCCATTACCGTACCTAACCTGTGCCATGCTGGTTGCCTAGTGATAAGTCTGTCTCCAAATAAGCTGGCTGGCATATGTATGCCTCCTATAAATTTTTGCCCACTTTGTGGGTCTTGAAAACACCATAACCGTCAAAGAAAATTTTTGCAACTTCCCCCTTACGGACGTTTCTTACGCCTCTTAATGTCAGCGTAGCGTTGCTTTGCAGTCCGTCTAGGTGAGGTTACCTCCCTACCTATATACCTACTGAGGTTCTTCTCTTTAGTCTTGTCCCAGCAATAAGTACATAGACCATTACCCAATACCTGTGGTGTTGTAGAGACACAGTGTTCATGCTGACAGTACCCGAACTGTTCCTGCACCTCCTCTACTAGTATGTCAGTCATGCCTGTATCGTTAGCCCTGATTCGTTCCGTTGTCATTCCCTACCGTTCCTCCTTTCTGATTGACTTGCCTAACGTATCCCATTTCCTTAGCCATAATAGAATATGGTTTTGTCTCTAGCATCGCCCTGATATCAAATAGGTCACTGTTTCTATGTCTAATATCTACTATCGCTGTTAGTATAGTTTCAGCTAGTAACAATGATTTGGTTATTATATACTGTTCCCTAAGTTCATTAAGTTTTACCATAACCTTCCTTATCCTCCTCTTCTAGTTCTGCTAGATACTTGGTATGGACTTTGCTAGCACAGTTAAAACATACCAGTGCTAGCTTGTCCTTACCTAGGTTAACCCATGTTTCTTTATTCCTAGGTTCCTTACACCATGGACAATCCTCTTTAGGCATCGTCAGTCCAAAGCCTATCTAGTCTATCTAGCATTCCCTTTTGTATCCCACAGTAGTATCCTATGATAGCACCGAACTCCATACTCCTTCTCCACCGTTCCATGGATATTCCATAAAGCGGTCTGTCCCTATGGTCTTTGAGATGTTCCAATTGCCCATTAGGGTCAGGAGTTATTTGTGCCATAAGAGGACTGATACTCCTACTGAGAAACATATCCCTTGTCATAGTCATAAGTGCCTTAGCTGGTATACTAGCGTCTGAGGCTATGGACTCTGTGAACTCTCGACATTCTGGTGTACTCCAGAAGTCCTCAAATATAGTCCTGACTTCCTCCATCTGCTCCACAGTATATGGAACCTGTAACTGATTGTCTACTGCCTCTTCCCATTGTTCTTCACTCATATCCATGGTAACTCCTAAGCTGTAAATTTCGGGGCTGAGAACACCATAACCGTCAAGGAAAATTTTTGCAACTTTCCGCCTAGCCATTGTTGCATTGCATATTGTACTGGAATGGTATAGGTTTACTGTACCAATAGGGTCTAGAAAGCCAATCAGCAGAGAACAGGTCAGGATAACATCCTTCATCATAGGCATCTATGAATGCTACTACATAGTCCGGTAATTTTATCTTAGCATCTATGAGAGGTAAGTCCTCGTTCTCTCTATATTCCTTAGGCACTTCTATATAGTAAGTACCAACAAACCATTCCTGATGGAAGTTCACTAGCTTTAACCCATTGTTCAATGCTACTCCCACACTACATTGCGTTCCATGCATAGGCATACCCTTAGGGAATTCCTCCAAGGGTTCAAGGCCATAGGGTCCAAAGGTTTCGTTCAGCCATTCCCTAGACCACTTCTCTAAGTTCATACGGTTCTGTTCAGTGTCTGCGTAATTATTCATATCCATTCCTATTCCTCACCTTCATCCATCATTAAATCCCAGAGTACTTCCCAACCTAGTTCTACTAGCCTGTCTTGTATCCTGCCTTCATTCCTAAGAAGGAAGTCCCTAGCTTCTGCCTGTGTCCATTCCGTAAGTGAACAATCCTTCCTAAGTCCTTGAACATCATCAATCGACCACCTGACTATAGCAAAGTTATTCTGGCAAACTGGACAGCTACATTCCTTTACATAGTCTGGGCAATCTGTTCCTTCTACACAACTGTCTGGGTATGCCCTACATCTGTGGTATTCGATTCCCTCTTGAGGATTCTGGTTAAGACTCGTCTCACAGTTATCACATAGCTCTACAGTTAAAGCATAGCGGTCTGTCCCTGTAGTAGACCATAGTATTCCCATGTTAGTTCCTCCTCATGGTCTGTATCATATTATTCCAGTTCCTTTGCTGTACAAGGTCTGAGTATTCTAATCCTCTAAGGAGAGCAGGGTGGGCTTCGTAAGCATCGCTGTAAGGAATATGTCTAATGGTTAAAGGTTGTTCCTTAAGGACTTCATACAGAGCATACCCATCTGCTACTTGAAATCTCATTATGTTTCCCTGACCAATAGATTCAAGGTCTGCCTCACACCTAGCATAACATTCCTCATAGTTGTTACACTTACATGGTGGTAGTGAGGAACCATTCCGCCATCTACCATATGAAGTCTCATCCCAATGTCCCTTAGCTGGTGTCTTTAATAGTCTAGCCATTATCATCTTCTCCTAAATCTATCCACGCCTTATACGTTTGGTTTTTGTAATCATAAATATTAAATCCTACATACTGAGTCCCTTCATCATTTGTCCTTAGAATCAAATCATAATCTAACAAGGGACAATCTACATCACCTGTTAAATCAATCTGTATATGTCTATCCTCCATCCTTCTCTCCTTCTAGTATTCGTATGCCTATAAACAAATCTGGTTCTCCATCCCAATCCAATCTACTACGTCTAGCTTCGGGACAAAGGATATCGTTACCAGATTCTACTAGCTCTATAGCTTCTTCTTCAGATTCTGCTTCTATGTGATAAGTAAGCGTAGCAAAGTAACATCTAGATGTTTGCACTTCATACAGCATTTCTTTGTTGTCTCCTTATACCATCTTGCCATCTACGTTCACTTCTTAATCTAACCTCTGGAGTTATTATATCATTATCGTCTAGCTGTCTCCTATGTAGATAATCTGAATTCCCGTCTACATAGTCTGTAGGATAATAGTCTTCATCTATAAAGTCATCCTCTAATACTAGTTCTCTAAAGCCTTTCATAATCTTTATAGCTTCTAGTATCTCTTGTTCTAACACCATATTATCAACCGCCCAGAAAGCATCATCTAATGTAGACTCTACTTTATCCGCTCTCCATACCCATGTCCTAGTTATACGATTACTACCATAATGTGACTTAGTGTTCATCCTCTACTTCTCCTATCATATCTACTATTTCATGTAAGGTGTATGCCATCTCTAGGCATTCCTCTGAATTGTTATAGACATCCATCTGTTCCTTAGCCGATGTATCATGTCCTGTAATAAGTAACCAATTGATATCCAAGTAACATCGCTTAAGCAACCCAACCACATACTCTCTATCATGGTCAGGCAGATAATCTAGTAGTCCTCTTGAAACCTCCGGTGGCATACCTCGATTAGAATGGATGATTTCATGTATGTTAGGCATCTACAACCTCCGTTAACTGTAGGAATACTGTCACTTCCTTAAGTAACTTTCTCTTACTCTTACCTTGGAAACCAAACCTGCGTAGTATCTTACTAGGACTTCCTGCTGCTCCCTTGCCATCCCAGTAATAATGATTGACTACTTCATCATGTAGCTTGCGTCTTTCCCTATCTAATAAGTCATACGTTAACTGGTTTATTACTTCAGCCATATTCACCTCATCCTATTTGAATTAGCTTAGTACATATAGTACAGTGATAGTGGTCTAGTATAATGGTATCTTCTACCAACCATTCCTTGCCTCTGTCCTTAGGACATATTGAACAGTCCTTATCAGGTGGAACTAAAAAGGAGTATGATGCAATATCATACTCCTCAACCAGATTGTTCTCAAAGCACTCACACCATTCTAGATAAGGCATGGATGCCAGCTTAAAGAGACTCTGTAATTGTTCCTCTGTTATAGGGATATCTTTCCCTTCCCAATAACTTCCCACTCCCATAGTTTCTCACCTCACATAGTTTTTGACCTGAAAGCATTTTAACAGACGGCTGAAAAATTTGCAACTTCCCCCTTGCCTATGTGTCCTTGCGGAATTTAATAACCTGACCTGTATCAGATTCAATGTAATCTATAGCCTCCCTAATAGTATCAAATACATTACTGTATGTTACACGCCTCTTAGACTGTCGGCCTGACTTGAACTCTATCCTAATCACTAAGAATAGATTCATTCCTAATTCCAATATAGAGTACTGTCCCCATGAAGGATATGTAGCATCTATACTGCTAGGCATCTGTACATACGATACGTGATTCCCTGACCGTACCTGAAATATTAAATTGTCCTGTGGCTCATCCAGATGTTTATCCATCTCAAATAAGTGTAGCTGTATTCCCTCTGTTCTATTAAAGATACCTTGGTCACTCATTCGGTTTCTCTACCCTCCTTAATATAGTTCCCGTCAAGTAGGCTACCTGTGCTCTGAACTTCATCTCCAGTTCTGGTGTAGCAAAGTATTCCCTGTAGTTAAAAGCCAACCCCAATGATACTCCCGTTATCCAATCAATTGGGTCATCCCATTCATAGATTCCTCCGTGTGGGCAACGAGAACGTATGTATTCCTCTAAGTCCTCTGGCATAAAGAACTCTTTAATAAACTCGTTCCCTTCTACATCCTTCAACATTTCCTCAACCCACAACATCTCTCGTAGTTTCCGTTGCATATAGTCATCGTTATCGAAACTCATTTGTGTGCCTCCACATTCTTCTTATTGATATTAACTACAGATAGATTTACAGAAGGCATTCCTTCTAGGTCCTGCCATTCCTTTGGACCTACTCGCATCCTCCACTTAAGAGAATCTTCTTTAGGGTATTCCTTACTCCACTTAACTGTCGATTCCTGAAGTAATCTAATCGCTTGTCTAGTTAAAGGCATGACGTACCTAAACTGTTTTCCCTTCACCCGTTTAATTCCCTTGTGTTCTGCAAAGGCGTGAGTTAACCAAAAGACTTTCTCTTTCCCTTCCCACTCAGCATTCTCTTGGCAGAGAGCTTTCGTAGTCCTAGGATGTATCTTCTCTCCGTCTGGCCCGATATAAATATCAGTCCATATGTATCCACCATACAAGAAGTTGAAGGCTTGGTATACATACCCTACCTTCCCAACTATTCCGTCTGCCCATGTATACAGGAATTGTTTCTCTGGTAGGTTATCTTGTATCCACTGTCTTACCTTAGAGAGCATCTGGGTTTCTGAATTCCTAGGATATATATCATCCATACACATCTTACCTATCTCATAATAGTCCTTACTACCTAGAGTAGGGAATAGTTTATTAATCGTATGAAACGGTTTCGTTCCCCACCCTAGGGTAAGAACTCCAGCTAATACCTTACCGTCATAGATTCCTAGATAATGCTTAGTTAATCGGGGCATCACTTTAGAGTAATGCCTAGCTTGTATAAACTCTATAGCATCGTAGGAATTAATCTCTTGTACGGTAAAATTAGTTTTCATGGAAGTACTTCGTTTGCCTCATAGAGATACTCTAAGTTATCCTGATCTCTATAGTCTAGGCCATTCCTAATAGCTTCCATGTAATCTTCTATCCTCCCATTTACAATAGCTTCTGTGGCATCCCACCCATCTTTAGAATCTTCTTCTACACACCGAAGAGTAAAGGTCAAAGGCTCTATTGTGATGGTAAAGGTGTATTCCTTATCCACTCGTTGTATCTCCCTTTACTGTAACTTCCCTAAGAGCTTTATCTAATTCGTCTGCTTCTACATAGGCTACCCTTAGCTCTTCTCTAAGCTGACCATTAAGTTCCCTATGCTTCTCAGATGCTTCCCTTAATTGATCTCTCTCAATAATTAACTGATTAACTGTTACTTCTAACGTACTTATCTTAGCTTGATCTTGCATTGCTTTTGCATCTGCCTTCTGAAGCTGGGTCATTAAATCTTCGATTACAGTCTTCAATATGTTCTCTTCTTTATCAGTCATACTGAACCCCTAATCCAAATAGTCTGTTAGTACAGCATCCATGAATCGTCTAACCTCTGCATCAGTTTCCGCAGGTGTTTCAGACTCAGCCTGTTGTTTAAGCAGGTCATACATATCGACCTCTACACCCTTGTTGTCGCTTCCATTGCTTGCCACTACGTCTTGCCATTTCATCATATTCTTATAGTTATACATACTTACCTCACTCTTAAATTTAAAAAAATAGTTCCCCTTCAGACTCCGCTAGCTGAAGGGGAACAAAGGGTCGATTACACTTTAACCTTTGTAGTTAGTCTTCAACCGCCATACTCCAATCTTACGACCATGAGTACCTTGGCGAGTAGATGGAGTGTAACCTACTTGGGTAAACCTACTATCTCTGAAGAGTCCACCAATTACCGAAGGAGAGGGTGGCATACCGACAACTTTAACAACGTCATCAGAGGTGATGAAGTTACGTTCTTGTGCCAGCCTGACTGCTGCTTGCCTAGCTTTCTCCAAGTAGACTGCGTTCTGGGTATCTTTACTTTTACTGGATTGCATGAAATGATATTCCTCCATAAATTTTATTAGGTTCCTTGAGATTCCAGCGGAGTACTACCAAGAGCCTTTCTTAATGGCTCTTGCAATAGTTGCATAAATACTTAGGTCTGTCCATGAATCATAAACTGATTCATTACTAGGTAGTGTACCACGGTCAAACAGATTTGTCAAGCGTTCCATCTTATCATTTGCTCTAACTAGTACACCAAATGCACCGAACTTGTTTATGTTGCTTTCTCCATAATCCCTTTGCTTCTTATCAAACAACGCAATATCTTCCAACATTATATTGATAATCTCTTTAGTCCTATCCTCTGTACAACCTAGATGATTATAGATTCTATCTATTAAAGTCTCTGTAAGCTCTAGCATAGTTGGCCCACTCATTAGAGAATTCCCATAAGTGAGAGGACTAGGGTAACCCATACTCCTGTCATAATGACAGCATTAGTAGCCATCATCCAACCTTGAAAATCTACATACCTCTTTTGGGTTAGTCTTAACATTTCTCTTCTCCTTATTTTAAACAGTAATCATACTTAGGCATTTGGTCAGGTAACGAATCTATATAGACTGAGTAGTCTCGTTTCCAAGAGTCTACACAATCTTTACACATACAGTGTACGTTGCCTGTTAACCACGACATTTGTGCCTTAGCACTATGTGAATCTCTAGCAAATACATTAGCATCTATGTCATACTGAAACCCACCGCACCAATACTTAGCACTACTTGAGAATATCCCCATTGCAACACCTCCAAAAAATTTCACAAAATTAGAATAACCGACATCAAAAATTTTTGCAACTTCCCCCTACACCTTGTCTTTATCGTACAACCAGTTATCACCTCCCAATACTTTATAAGTATGTCTAGTATACCACGACAAGCTTTTGGTTTCAATATATATCTTTATTGTCATATCTAGCATACGCTCCGTTATCTGATAGATTAATACGTTAACTAACAATAACGCTATGGAACTCATGCCAACTAAGATAATGAGTGCTATTTCAGCAGTCATATTCCCTCCCATAAAAAAGAGGTTCCCTTATGGGAACCCATACTTATAATGCCGAACATATAACTCCTATGAAGACCATAACCCAAAAGAACTTAATCGGATTCTCTATACTCATCTAGTGTGCTCCTTCAAAATTTGATTCGACTTAGCTTAACACCTATGAAAAATTTTGTCAACACCCAAAATTTTCCCTGTTATAGAAGTTAAGGGCACCATAAGGTGCCCCCAACAGGTGAGATTGGATCACCTCCTTACTTCCTAAGTAGGAAGTTCAATTCATACAGAACCTGCTCTCAAAGGTTAGGTATGGAAATGTTAACAGATACCCATTCCCACTCCATACTAACATTATAGGAAACATTATAGTAAGATAATCCCACTTTCACACATATAGTACCCTGTTCCCATACGGTCTGTCCTGAAGGTATCACTCTGAGGCTCAAAGATTTCAGCCGTCCCATCAGCGAAGACCACACAATTATAAGCATGACCTCCTGAATAGTCAACCACTACGCCGACACTATTCAAATGAAACTTCCTATCCATCCTAGCCTTAAAGGTTAAGGCGAAGTTATCACAATCATACTTCTCTGATATGTATTTCTTACTATTAGTCCAATCCCATTTAATAATCCGTACAAAGTCTTGTCTAGTACATACCCAATAGTTTACATCCAATGACTTACGTTCTAATCCATTCCCACGATAGATACGTTTTTGAGACAGAGCTTTAGAAATGAATACCGTATCCACTTGCTTTAAAGGAGTCTCTAGTTCTGGCGGAGAGAATCGGTCTTTAAGAGTGGCTACTCTATCTGCTATTATTCCCATCTCTTTATCACCTCTTCCAAGTCATCTAGCATAGCTAGAGCTTCGGATTGGTCAGCCTCTAGAGAAGCTACCTTAGATTTTAATGCCAAGAGTTCCGCTTCATTCCCAGCCCCCTCTGCATGGGACTCTTCAATTCTAACAAAGATATCCTTTAGGCGTAAGATAAGTTGCAATAAGCGTTCAACCATTTGAATCCTCCTCATCAGTTCTTTCCAAAGCGTATTCCCGTAAATCTTTAATCAATTCGGTAAGGGCTGTATCCAAGTTTCTTTTAGTGATCGCCACTCGATCAGAAAGATGTAGAGCTTCTTCCGGTGTAATCTTCTTATCTTTAAAAGCCTCAAAAGCAAGAACAAGAGTTTTAGCTGCATCTTTCCCAGCCGTAATTATTTGTGCTCCGGTTTCCTTATGCTTAGCATAGGGATATCGTTCCCATTTCAATAGATGAGAGAGGACTTCTATTCCTGCTAATATTCCTTGTGAAAGGAGGGTACTACTAATCTTCATGGTCTTCATCTTGACACGTACATTGAACACAACCACAAGCTGTCTTCAAATCGACTGACCATAAATCTACTTGTTGGCAATCACATGCTTCACATTCACAAGAACAGGGTTCTTCACACTCACAAAGTCCCTTCAATGCATACGCATTATCTGCACAAAAACAACCTTCTGCCATGATAACCTCCTATTTCTCTGACTCTAAAATCTTCATACTTAAAGCCCCCAGTAATGTTATACATCCTGTAGTAATCTCTATCTTACCTAAGTCTAAGGAGAAGAGGGCTATTAACCCTAATATAAGAATACTAATTAGTATCTGAGGACGAATATGTTTCATTATAAATGACATTTAACTCCTACATATATCTAAAATAAAAGTCATATTCCGCTGATTCCCGGCTTGGTGGAGCCTTCTTGTTATTCTCTACGTACTTTCTATAAGCTATAGATTTATCTTCCCTGCCTAAGGTACTTAAGAATCCTATCACTGTCGCTACTACTACTGCACCCGATGCTAATCCAACCATATCCAAAATTAAACCCCCTGTTAGCCTAAATTTAAAACATCTTTATTTGATGTCTCACTCTATTATACACGTAAACAAAGTAAAGTCAAGCTAAATTGGGGGTTAATATTCTATATTATGATTATAAATACCGTTTATTATTATCTAACCATTTGGTAAATGATTTACGGATAGGGAACTCCACTTTAATTTCTGTTGAATACCAAGGGTGTTGATTAGATTTCAAGTCTTCATTAGCTCTATGGGCTAAGGACTTATCATAATTAGGAGAGTCAGCATCATGCTTTCTTCCTAGATGTTGTCCAGCTTCGTTCACTACCCATGGTGGTTTAATGTGCATAGGTATTCCGAAGTTGTCAGTCTCCGTTTCTATTACTGGAGTATACCTCAAAGCTTCTAAAGGTTGGTCAGAGGGGAACCCAAATTCCCGGAGAAGTTGTTCATGTTCCGCTAACCTACCGCCGTAATTTAAAAGGGTGGAATCAGTTGCTGGACAAGCCTTATCTTCCTTTCCCAACCAGTTAAAAAACGAAGCTTTAAAATCAATTGTTCCGTCACTTTTTTCCATTAACATAGTCAACTCCCTCCCTTCGTTAACAGTTGGTGATTCATCCAGAGGGGAGAATACTTTACACCACATATGGTATTCAATCATTCCCTCTACTATATCACAAGTCATTTCTGTTTCATTAAAGAACTTACAAGTTCCACAAGAAATACCATTCCGCATTTCTACATCAGTCGCATTCCTATATCCCGAATCTACCTGAGCTATTTTACCTTCTTCTTTCTGAAGAACACAACTACCATCGCATTCCTGTTTCTCTATTAGACAACTACCATCAATGCAAGTTGCTACAGCCCCCTCTGCTTTAAGGATATCAAAGCCAGCCCCTTGGTTAACTCCTCGTTCACAAACAGTTACTTCAGCTAGTTCCATTTCATCTACTTGCATGTAGGGTTGCAACCCTTTCGTAAGATTCTGAACTTTAGTGGCACTCCCTGCAATAGAATAACTTCTAAGTTTGCCATCATTAACTTGGTCCATTACCCTTTGGGCAATCTTAGTATCATCCCTTAGTTCTGTGATAAAGAATAAACCATTCTCACCCACACCAGACTTAAAGATTTGACCGCCCCTAGAAATATAAGCTGGCAAAGCCCAACCAACCTGTACGTCAGAATGCAATACCATTGTATTCCGGGTACGGAAGTTGTCCATGTATTTCTCAAAAGCTTTTGTGAGAGCGTCTGTGGTAATTAAATGCCCCTCTCTATCAACTAATTCCACGGAAGCTGGGCCTCCTAAGACCATGGCATCCCCTTCAGATAGTTTGGAAGCAGCATTAGTATAAGTCGTATCATCTGGATACGCTCTAGATAAGGTCATGGTTTCAGCTTTAGAAGCTATTCCTGCTTTAAACAAACGCTTATATTCATCTAAAGCATCAGAGATATCTTCTAAAGAAACCTTACCCCCATCTTGTTTTTCAATAGGCAGTATAGTCGCATCAGCATTAACTACTTGATACATGTGTGAGTTAGCAGCCCAATTAGATGGACTAGGAATACTGCCTATAGGAGTTGCAATTGTCGCAGTAGCCATTAGCTATGTACTCCCCAAATTACACCACTTACAGTGGGCGTTCCCGATGCTGATATAATCGAAACATTCGTTCTGAAATCAACAGGGAAATTAGATTCATACGTTGCTCCAGCTAATACAGGAATTCCCGTACTAGAGGAAGCGGTTGTATCAAAAGATACATATACTATTTCCGCAGACGTACCAGATTCATTCTTAATTTGAATGCCCCGAATAACAGACATGGCAGGACGCTTCCTAGATGTGGAAGCATCAGCCGTAGCCGACCACTCATACTGCAAGCCCAAAGCCCCATCCACATAAGTGGATACAGCATTGGTATCTTCCCGTACTTCAAACATTATCTTATCAGTATACCAGTTAATATTATGCTGGGCAGCACTAACAATATACACTCTATACGCTGCTGCTGCCGTACTTCCCGGTATTGTATACGATGCGGTAATCTGAGCGAAGCTAGTGGTTAAGTTAGTATTAGCAGAAGTAGCTAATTCAGTTCCTGCTGCATCAGTAATCTGTATCTTAACACTACCTGAAGCGGAAGCACCACGTACTTCACATTGAGCAGTTAAATGTTGGGGATGAATATCAAACCCCATAATAGGGGATTCCCAATAGAACCCTTCCCCAGCAGCGGAGTTAGCTGGATTGGTGAGAAGGGATGCTGCTCCTGTGGCTTGTTGTCCCGTATCTCTAGAGATAGCAGAACCAACAACAGTATAACCAGAAGCATTGACTTCCATCCTAGGATTAGTCACCAAATTAACAGCTATCTCACCTCTATCAATAGACAAGAGATTAGCTGCTGTTGTGGATGTAGCAGACCTAAAGGGGGAATACTTTGTATAAGGGTGTACTGATTGGCGTGTAGAAGAATCAACCTCCCAGCCTCGTACATCAATATGTCTTTCGTTAGCCATGCAAGACTCCTATATTAATTTTTTGAGTACCAATTTAAGATGCCTACTACAGCAGCTAGGATAACTCCTGCATGAGCAAACATTGCGAACAGCATCATGGATAAAGTTTTAGCTCCATAGAATTTTGTACGCCATTGTTTTAATTCATCGAGTTCTGAATTAACTCTAGCTAAACCTTCTGTCAAGGTTCTATTCAATTCTGTGGAAGTTTCAATATAAGTATCTAGGCGTTCCATATAGACTGCAACTTTAATATCTAACTCATCATTCCTTTGGTTCATCGGATTCCTCGTTTGGGTCATGTTGCATCTTCCTCAATACTTGTATCGGATTATTAGTTCCAAATTTAGGCAAAGGGGATTTCCTATAAAAATCTATAGGTTTATCGTCATCATCATAACGAATTAGTTTGGGGTGTTGTGGTCTGTTTATTCCCATCTGCCCTCCAATGTTAAAAAAGGGGAGCAGGAAAGATTTAATCTCCTGCTCCCCAGACCAATTTAGGAAGCGTTTAAGTCCGTAATTTTGGCCTGAACCCAGATATTCTTGCACCGCATTTCGCCCATTGTATAGAGCAGACCCCTCACCACCAAAGCATTGGCAGCGAAGTAGTCACGGTTCTCAACGTACTGAGTAGGTTGAGCTATAGCAATTTCTAGGTAGTCAGTATCCAACACGTAAATGTTGGTTCCCAAAACTCCATCATTAGTAGCAACCGATTTAGGTATATCCGCATCAGGAAGTATAGGTATACCCTGATACGTAGCCAAGACTAGTCCAGTACGGGTACCGGGGAAGGTTCTTTCTGAACCCACACCAACTTGGTACTCTTCCTGTCCCATATACCGTTGGTTTGAATTTAACAACCGTTCAAGGTTGAAGTACTGGTCGTGACCAAGGAGGATGAGTTTTGGCTCTCCACCGTTTTCACGAATCTTTTGGATGGCTGTGTCCAAGTGAGTCAAGGACAAAGCTCGTCCAACACCACTGTTATGCTGAACACTGGCAGCAGCGTTCCAACCACCTTGAGCACGTTGACCCTGACTTAGGTCGTATGCTCTGACGTTAGCTCCAGCAGCAGCACCACCGACAATATGTGCATCTTCTGCTACTATGTCATCAATGGAAGTGAAACCAGCCCTACTATAAATAGTGGCTAGGTCACCGTCTGCGAAAGCAGTTCCAGTATCTATAGTTACTACACCAGAAGATGTATTAACCGCAGTTACTGTGGAACCAGTAAGCCTGTCAAAACCTGTTCCTACGTTGTTCATAGAAACAGCATCGCCAATCTTAAAGTGATGGGCAACTCCAGCAGGAACGGTGAAGGAGGTAGAACCACCTCCACTTACGAGGAAAGCACTTCCTGCCAATAATTCCTCATTGATTTCCTTGATGTGATCAAGCTGGGAGTTCTCATTTTCCATAGCCAATACGTCCCCGATCCCGCCTTCAAGCTGGGCCGTGAAGACGGACTTCACGGAGGCACCGAAGGTGGTTGAGACTATACGAGGTAAACTCGATATTGTCTCAATATTGGAAACGTCTACCGTTGGGAGATTCCCTGTCTCAGTAACTGGTCGTGACCTCTGTGAGCCACGGTCAGAACGGACACGCCAACCAGCCGTATTACCCCAAACTACTCTGGGAACAGCATTGAAGAAACGAGTCTGGTTGTTCAAAGCTTGCCACACCTTGCGTCCATATGTCGTGTTGAATATTCCAGTTTGAGTGTCAACAGTGAAGTAGGACTGTTTCATTAAGTATTCAGGTCCGAATACTGACTGATACAGACCACGCTGTGACTGTGCTAGATATTCAGATAAACTAGGATTAGCCATAGTGTGACTCCTTTAATATAAATTTATTAACTTATTAATTCCCTAGGTACTCCATCTGTGTTGCCCATTTCAATTTGAGCCTGTAGGTTCCGAAGTTCTTTCCAAGACAGGTTGGTCAATTGGTCAACCGTATCAATGGAAGTTTCCGATTTCACTATCGGAGTAGAACCATCAGTGCCTAGAGGGGACATCATCTGAGGAGCCTGTAGACCTAACTCTTCTCTAAATCCCATCTTCCGAAGACGCTGTTCCGATTCATTTTGAATCGCTTTTTGCATGTTACCTTCGGTTTCTGATATCTGCTTTTTCAAAGCATCAAGTTCTTTCTGCATCTCTTCCAAGTCTTTATCTTTATCGTCCTCTACGTCCTTATCACCTTCTTTGTACATCCCACCTTTCTCATCTAAGGGGTATTCCTCATCTTTATCCGCTGGCTTGTCATCCCCTTCTTTATTCAATCTTTCAGCCAACTTCTCTTTTTCTTCATCGTCCATCTCATCTGCTGCTTGGATGGTAGCTTGCTGGTCTGCAATTTTAGTTGTAGGATTGATTGAAGTTTCCACATCTTCGCCCCTACCTTTCATCTTAGTACCAGACCGTACCTTAGTTCCATCTACGTCCATTCCATTGTCAGCCTTAAACATGCCATAGACTTCCTGTGCAATAGCTTTCACCATAGCAGTTCTCTCATCATAGGCTTGGTCTTCTTCCTGCTTAGCAATAAAAGCATCTTCATCACGACCAAAACGGTCATCCATTTTCTGAAGTACTTCTGCTACAGCAGAAAGGGCCAACGTATTTCCTTCCATATGTTTTTCTATCCGTCCTAAAACATCGTCTGCCATTGTCCATTCCCTCCTAATATTTTAATTGTACATATTAGAAGGTTGGTCTAAGCCACTTCCGACCTTCCATTACAGACAATATTATATAACTATAGTATAGTTACACGATTTATTATACTACTTTTTCTATAAAAATGGTACGTTTTTATACTTTAAATATAGTTATTCTTCAATACCTAATGATATTAATTTGAGCATCTCATTACGAAAATCGTACATAGGTACTTGAACTAACTTCTTAAACTTCTCACACTGAGTACCTTCTGGCATAGAAGCTTCAATTAAATCCAAAACCTTGCCTACCATTCTAGAATGTCTAGCCACAATAAATTCCTGTTCTGGGGTTACTCTACTTATATCTACCATACTAATCCTCCTCTTTTATCGGGGAAAGACAGGGATACAACGCAGACGAGATACGCCTTACCCTGACTCTCCACTCCAATCCATTATAGTTTCCGACACCTCAGACAATAACTTTTCTACTGTCTTGTCTCTAGAATATTCTACCTCATATAATACACTGTATATCTTTTTCTTCAATTCAAGTCCCACATATACACCATTAATCTTAAGGGTACTTCGGGCTATTTCCCTTAGCATATACAAATCTGTAGCTGTAAGATGTACAGTAAGTTCAGATAAACTAAGGTCTTCATCAGTAATTTGTAGGATTGCCATACCAATTTTATCCAGTAATTCTACAGGTGAGGGTAATCCAGCCGTAGCTTGAACAGGTCTGACTGTGACAAAATTATCGGCCATACCCCCTCTCTCTAACATCATAGTTAAATTATCATCTATGTATAATAGCTCATCCCTAGTAAAGGTGATAGCTCTTAATTCTTCATCTATCCCACAATCACAATTAGGTCTGTCACACCCATTAAAGTCATCTTCATGGTTTAAGTTCATGCCTCACCCTCCGATTCAAATGTATCCCATTTATATTCTTTGTGTCGTTGGGCTTCTCTAATATTTCTTCTATCCACTTTATCTTTATGAGCTTGGTCTTGTACTTTAGGCTGCACTCGTTTAGTACGTTTAACTAGCTTACGTTCTCTCTGTTCCCATTTACTCATACTATGATATCCGATCTGGGAGGGAGATTTCTATGATAAGTAAATTCTTATTTGCAGGTTTAGCCTCGCACCCTTTGCATCTTGTCATTGTATGTGACTTAGTAGCTCTACTATTTAACAAATCTGACACCCACTCCCTATTCTTACTGTCTGGCCCGTTATCACAAAAAACACAATATCCAAATGTTACAATCATATCTACAGGCATCACGGTAGCTCCTCTGTCCCTAGGTTTATATGTAGCCAAGTGACATAACAATAAACACAGACAGGGCCAGAGTTACAAGCAAGGTCAGGAGTGGATAAAATAAATGGTTCGGGTGCCTCATATTCATGTCCCCTAGGACATCTATATGTCTTAAGATTTCTATCAAATTCTGTGCCTGTACGTTTAGCTTTAGCTATTACATCCTCTGGTGTCTCTTGGCAACAAGGATGCCAGTGGCTCTGTAGAAATTCATAAGTATCAACATCTGGTAAATTTAATAACTCTCTTTTCATTATGGGCCTTCTCCTTTAGACTCAAGCAAGAGATTTCTCAAAGCTTCGGTACGTCTACTTTCTCTACGAATCTGTGCATCACTGAATGTATCTGAATCATCATAGAGGAACTGTAATTCCTGATGGTCAAAGAATTCATACAATCTATCTGGATGTGTACTGAACCCCATCCATGTCATAATATCTATACCGAAACCTAATTGAGTTGAAGTTATTCTAGAGGTCAATCCAAGTAAATGACCACTCTCTCCGTGGAACAATCCCCCACCACTGTTCCCAAATATACTGGGAGCATTCTGCATAAGGTATGCCTTCTGGTCGATTATCTCACGAAGGTAAGTTAGAGTACCCGGATTAGGAAATGGGTCATGTAGTAAAGAACAACCACTTACCCATACGGGGTCAGCTACTTGCAGTTCTTTTATTTCATCTCTAGGAATAACACTAGCTACATTAGCCATAGGTCTAGTGTTATTTAGTTTAATGGCAGCTAGGTCATGGTGTTTGTCGTATGCAATAATCTGAGCAGTAGTGGAATTAGCTGATACTACTCTACTCTTCTCATAATCAAATACTTCTATACGTACTTCCTCTAAGACATCAGTCTTGACATCTTTCTTTAATACGTTATCCCATTGCTCCGATACTTTAATTGCCCCATCAATAACATGCTGACATGTTAAGGCAATGTTAACATATGTACCCGGCTTATTCGGGTCTTCTTTACTATATACTAATACCCCACTTCCTCCAGCATTACCAGCCATTACCTTAGTCACTGGGTATAGTACCTTTTCGTGAATCTCCAATTGCGATAAACTCATCTAGAACCCTCCTTAACTCTTAAGCTATCCGATATAAGGTCCGATAATTGTTTAATTTCATCGGACAACATACTTACATTATACTCCAAAACTTCAATTTTGTCTATCATTTGTGACAATTTACCTTCTAATTTATCTGCTCTTAAATTGTTTTCTTCGTTAGATTGTACTAAATACGACATCACCATAACTTTTCAATCTCCTCTACTGACTTATGCACGTAAGTTCCTATCATAAATGCAGCTTGCATTAATGCTCTAACCTCTCTAGTGGTTAACCCAACTCCTTTAGAATTATGAAGAGTGGAAGTAAATATCATATACAAAGCTGAGTCCACCCCAACAGATTTTAATAACCGTTCCCCTTCATCAAAGTTAAGCCCATTCAAAGCACTTTCAATTAATTCCCCCCCAAGAACAGCCCACTCAGGTACCCTTTCATTATCCATTCCTAAACTCTAGTAGCCCCAAGAGAACTTAAATAATCCTCTATAGAGTCAGTAATAGCCTCTTCCAAAGCCCGTTTAAGAAAGAACTGTCCCGGCCTACCTTCAGTAGTTTTTTGGGTTACCCATCTACCCCCATACATAATAGGCTTTCCACCTTTATACACTTTTTTATGAGCCTTTACTAGCACCCTCCCAGCCTTTGTTTTGCGTCTATGACGTTTAACGGTAGCTATATAATCTCCTTCTGCTACAGTGGCAGGTATCCCATGCTCTACTTCATATGCATAGGGGGCTGTAGCTCCTAATGTTACAACCTCTCCCGTAGTAGTATAAATAGTTGAGGCCAAAAATCCCGAAATTATAGGGACATAACTCATGGCTTTACCATAAGAAGCATTAGATATATTTCGGGCCATGTATCCTTGCTGGGTTGGTATATCAGCAAAAATTTTTTCCAAACTGGGCATAAGCATTCTCCCTTAAGTAATTAAATTCGCCGACCAAATCTCAGGAATCTCATCTTTAAATTGCGATTTCTGTGAATCATAGTTATTCAGATAGATAATTTCTTTTCCTATATAGCCATACTTAGGATGCCAATAAGTAACTATCTGCTGAGGTTTAGTAACCGCTTGTAAACGAGTCATGGCAAACTCATCTGCTCCCTTCATACAACCACAGATATGAGCCGTTCCTGTCCCAATATCTAGCTCGTCTACACGATGAAAGTGTCCTATCATTACTGAATCAAAATGGGCTGGTATAGTCTCAGGTACTTCTCCCAATTCATTTTCCAACCCCTTCTTGAAATGAAGCACAGACCTTAAATTAGTAATCACTTTAGTAACTGAAGCTAAACTTCCTGCCCCGGATACAGCATCTCCATGCATAGCTAAAATGTTTCGATTACAAACTGGGAACACCGTAAGGAAACTTCTAGGTATATGGAACTCTATGTTATCTTGTTTCTGACATAAAGCTGCAATCCACTGATACATTAAGTAATCCCAATCCATAAACTTATCTTTCATTGGAGGTTTCCTAGTCATTCGACCATGATTTCCCACCACACACGGAACCCTTACAATTTCAAAATGGGGGGCCATATACATCAAAGCTTGGGAAATTAAGGTTGCCCCCCGAATCATTTGCATCATACAATTGTCTAAATTAGTATGAGACAATTCTTCATGGATATCACCACTAATCATATCCCCCAACAAAGGCACAACTAGCTCTGGAATGGATACCGAATTTCGTCTTAACTCTGCTAAGGTAACTAATTGATTGGCCCACCCATATAACCTATTATTAAAAATATCGAAGTCATACGTATTTAGGCCAGCCATTTGTTGTAAGTCAACGAACTCACCAATGTGTGTATCCGAAAGAGGTGCTACGATAGATTGAGGAGTCTCCCCTTTATATTGACCATTGGGTTTACCTTTGGGGAACACTTCCGCTTTTTTAAAACTGGGTATAGACCTCTTAATAATATCCACCAGTAAATCAGTTTGGGCATATTCCTTTACAGATTTGGTATACAGTTTTTTATAGTAGTCTGCCTCTGCTTTATACAGAGCCACCTTTTTATCTATCTTAATTCTATCTTCAACTGAGTCTAAAACTATATCATCGGGATTTATGTTTTCTAAAGAAACCTCCTTGTCGTACCATCTTTGAACGGTTGTTCGGTGTACCGATACCCCGTAATCCTGTTCTATCCATTTGGCTATCGCTGTCCATGTCTCTCCTGATAACTTTCGCTTTACTATCCCGTCTTGTGCTAGTTCTGGTATCATATAGTTTTCTCCTTCTTACAAATAAAACTGTGCCACACTCTAGACAATACAAGTCCGAATCTAAATTTAGGCATAATAACCCTTGACATTTCGGACACAGTATATCCATTACTCCAAAACCTTGATTAAATTGTTAAACCATGTCACCCCAGATTCAGTCTTGTAAACCATTTTACCAGATTTTATCTCTTCTTGCAAGTCCGTTTCTTCAGGAATATTTGACCCTTCTTCCTCCTCATCTTCATCATCTCTAGGATTTCTACTAATTATATCTTTAGGATTTGCCCGATGAAGTTCATCATCTTGGCCCCCTAATTGCCCGAAGCCATATTGAAGTTGCAAATCCTTTTCTCGTTCATCGTCTTCAACCTCCGCTAAAGTACGCTGAACAGTGTCTTGTTTATCCTTGGCATCTTTAGCAGGTGTGTCCTGATTATATTCTCCTTCATGTTCTGTTACTTTCTGTACATTCTCTTCATCTATTGTTCGTTTACTCCAATCAATTCTAGCTGGACCCATTTTACCATTAGCTACAGTGCCATGAGATTCCATTTTATTCATATCCAATTTAATGGGTGTCCTATCCCGAATAAACTCTTCTAACCGTTCTACACCAGTTTTCTTTTTCTTACCCTTTCCTCCAAAAGTAGGGTCAAAAATACCAGCACCTTCCGATGTAAAGGCAGTTCCTGCAAAACCATCACCGCCCCCATCGCCTTCCTTAATTAATTGTTTCTTCTTTTTCTCTAGTTCAGCCACAGTTAAACTCCTTTTCTCCCCATCCATGGGTGCCCCCATTTCCATCTTCTTTATTTGTTGTACCCCATACCCAGCAGCGTAGGCAGCACGTTGTACTTCCTCAGCCTGTTTACGGGAATTGTACGGGCCTTTACTTCCCCAATACCATTTGTCACCACGTTGTGTAATTGGCATATTAACTCCTTGTATCTAACTCTTCTCTTTGGTCACTGATATAATCCAAATCATCCGCTAATAGCTCTAACTCTCTAGCAACGGCAGCTTCCCAATCTAAGGAATACATTAAAGCATTTCCTCTAAGCCAGTGGGCTACTCTATGTAGAGTTAATTTTTGCTGCCGTTGACAAATCTCATCTATTAAATTTGTATTAACAGCCTTTTCTAAAAAGCCTTGTTCATGTGGAGTATCTTTATCTACTACACATCCTATTCTCTGGTCAGTGGTTAAGAGGTCGAATAAAGTTTCTTGGGGTCTATCTATAGGTCGTTTCATATTACACCTCCAAAGTTTTGGTAGAGTATCTGGTTTGTCTTATAAGTTCCAGAGCCTTTCGATTGTTGGCTAGGTGTCTTTTATACCAAGCCTTCTTTCGTTTTTGTTCCCTCCGTTCTCCTTTAGTACCCTCCATATGCTCTCCTTTCTCCGCTAGGTAGTAATCCTGCTTTACCAATTTCTTTTAGAACATCATTAAATCCCATGTGGTCTGCCATAATTGTTTTCATTTGGTCGTTTGCTATTGCTAAACTTTTCTTTAGCTCAATTATCTCTGGGCCATGCTCTTCAACATCACCCTCGATATCCCCTAGTCTATAAACTAAAACATCTACGTCTTCTACCACCTCTTCAATCTTGTCGATATCTTTGATAAGCTCATGTAAGTTATGTATCTCTATAGCACACTGTTTGGCCTCTGCCTGTAATGGGGGGATGTGACCTTTGATTTCTACTACTTGTGCTTGAGCAGTATTTAAGTCGCTTCTCAATGTAGTAATCCACCCAATTAGTCCAACTGCCACAATAAGTAAAGGAACGATAGTAGCGATTATATTTAGTGGTTTCATCTAAACCTCCAAGGTAGCCATTCGTTTTTGATTACGGGATACCCTTTACTAAATCCTTTCACAGGAGGGAAACCATAAACATCTCCATCCCATCTACCTATTCTTAAACCATACCGTTTACCTATATCATTATACTCTTTATCAGTTAAAGCGTCAACATTTCTTAGTCTTACTAATCCTTCTACTACATGATTGTAATCTCTTATCCGAATCCACCCTTTGCCCATATTCGGCCCATATCCGGGATAAGGCATCCATTGTGAGTACTGAACCTCCAAGGGTATAGGGGTAGGAGTAGGCTCATAAATCAAACATTTATTACTTTCCACTAAGGAAAAATTCATACATATTCCTGTTACTATAACACATAATAATATTATCTCTGCTAGTATTAGTCGAGCCATTATTCAATAACTTCGACATGTTGTACATCTCCACTCCAAGCTCCGCTCCAAGGCCACTGTCCATCTGTATAAGAATTTGCTAACCATTCTGTGCTAGGCGGTAACGGCTGTAATACCCATGATGCCCCATTGTATTTAAATATAAAACAGAACTCCCATTGACCTCCCGGTGTCCCACATTCCCAATTTACCCACATCGGCTGTCCATCATAATAACCATCAAAGTAGTAATCCCCAGTATACGTATGGTTCCCATTACTATCTATATGAGTAATCTTCAACCAATACGGTGGTTCAGTAGAAGTGTAATTGTCCGAAGTAGTATTATTACTAGGGACATTGCTACCTAAAAAATCAACCGTTTCCTGTAAGGAATATACCTGATTCCTTAAATCATTAATTTCAAAATAGAATTGTTCCATTGTCCAATGAAACTCTTCCCGTAACTCATCTTCAAATTCATTAAATCTATGGTCGCTTGTAGTGTCAGTGTGTGTATTATCTAATGCATGTTCAATGTCTTCAATTCTATCTTCTACATTATTCTTAATACTTTGTAGCTCACTTAGTAAACTGTCCACTCTAGCGTCCTGAGTAGGTTGATTACTAATAGAATTAAGCTGTGTCTGTAAAGTACTGATTTCATTCTGGAGAGTTCTAATAGAAGCCCTCAAGCTGGAGTCATCATAAGTAACCCCTCTATCCCTTTGCAACGCCTGAATGTCACTTCTAAGGTTCCTAATGTCATTCTTGATAGAAGTATCATCGTAAGGGTTCTCAACTCTTGTTGTACTAGAACTACCACTACTACTGCCTACATTATTAAGCCTACGTTCTATATCAGATATATTAGACGTAACTGTTCTAATACTGGACTTTAAGGAGGAATCATCATATGCCCTAACCTTGTTACGTTCTAACGTACTTATTTGAGTTTGAATAGAAGATAGGGTATTCTTGATTCCTTGTACTGTTCCCTCTACAGAAGCTATCTGAACTACTAGTGAAGAAATATCTACATCTCCATTAGAGTCCATCTCAATGTTGGCTAGGGCATTTAAGGAACCATCTAGTTCTGCTAAACGACTCCTGATATATGAATCATCGTATTCCTCTGCCCCAAAATCTAAACCTTCTAACCTAGTTCGTAACTCCACTAAATCAACATCTAATTGCTGAAGTCTATCCGTTACAAAGGTATCATCATATTCTTCGGGAATGTACAGATTATCTATAGCATTCCATACGGTAGTATCGTCATATCTTAAGGGAATGGCAGCAAACCTTTCTTCTAAGGATGTGTTAATTGTTTCTTGTTTAGCCACTTCCTTTTTAACATTATCTACATCAGTCTTAAAGTTGACCCCAAAAGTGACCCCACCAATTAGCAAACCCAAAACGGGGATCGCCCCTGTTACGATTCCGATATTTTTTGAGACACTCATTTATCGTCCTTTTAATAAACTTCATTTAATGCATATCCTCAACTTTTTGCTCATTGACTTTTCTCTCTTTTTCTACCATTTCTTGTAAATCATGGAAAGTTAATGGTCGATCTGGATTTGCTTCTAAACTTCCCACTGGGCCGTATAAATTAGACATTTTCCAATCTCTAGCACATAGTACTTGTTCTCCTACAATTGATATCATGAAACCCCCATTTGCTACATCTGGAGATACCATTTCTACCTTTCCGGGAAAACAATGAAACTCAGATTCCGGTATTGGGGTTGGTTCCATTACAACAATCTTTTCAACTTCTACTTCCACTATTTTCTCTACTTCAACAACTACAACCTCTGGAGTAGGGAATGGTTCCCACGCAATCTCTTGCGGTTGGTTTCCCACTAAGCCACACCCCAGTATTGTTAAAGCAGCTACTATTCCAATCGCTATCAATAAACCCATTACTATTCTGTTCATGCTCACCTCATTTTATTATCAACACCCAAATTCCTATAGCTACTAAAATATCTGCCGAAGCTGCTATATACATTCCATAAAGCATTAATTTTTCTGCCCTGCTCATAGCCCTCACCTTCTTTTAATGTAGTGGACAAACCCATTGCACCGATGCAATAACTCCATCAGGAGTTAGAATGGGAAGTATAGCAATACCTACCAACCCAAGGGCTACGAGAACATATATTACGCTATAAATCATCTAACTCATCGGAGTCCAAAGTTTGGACATCCCTGTTCGGTCCCCTCGTTTTTACATCTTTGTTCTTACCAGCAGGATTATACGAAATACCCGGAGCATTAAAGGTTGGTTTAAAGTAAGCTTTTTCTACAAATACTTCCCCGTTAACCCCAAAGGTACCAACATAATCTACCCCATTATTAATAAACCACATCTGACTACTACTAGTCTGTTTGATAAGGGGGGCTACAAATCCTTGGTCTGCCAAAGATTGAGTCCATGTTTTAACTAAGGGTTTACGTTGACCCCCGAATTCTTTAATCCCCCACTGACGATTTTCCCCTTTACGTCTTCTAGCTTCAGCAAATTCATCAACATCCCGTTCTTCTAAGGGAGTCTTCTCATGCCAATCAGGTGTATGAGCAAGTTGCAAAGCTTGCTTATGCACCATCTCTTCTAAAGCTTCTACACGTTTAAGAAGTATTTGTAAAGTATCATCCATAATTAACCTTCCTGACCCTCCTCTTGAGGTTCCTCTTGACCTTCCTCACCTTGTTCTTCCCCACCTTCTTCGCCCCCTCCCAACACTTCACCAGCATTCTGCTGTTGCTCCTGCATTTGCATTTGTTCCTCTTGCATCTTCATCTGTTGCATAGTTTGTTCAATGGCTAAGGCTTGTGATTCCCCTTGAAGTTGAGACATAGGTACTGAAGTACCCTCAATAATAAAGGAAATCTCTTCCATGTCTATATTTTGGTCCTTAAGCTTAACAGTGAATCCCATCTGATTCAATTGATTAGCAGCAGCAATTCTTTGTTGAGCAAAATTGATTCTAGTCGCTTCAGCCTTTTCTTCAGGAGTAGGCAACTCTAATCTCCAATCTTCAACGCCGAAAGCATCCAAAAGAATTGGGAAAACCTTATCATGGAACATTCTTTGGTCACCTTCAACCACCCTACTCATCACAACAAGCTGTTGAGTCTGTGTAGACAAGCCACCAAACGCCTCTGGTGCCCCCTGCCACGCAGGAGTTACGCCCCACATAGCTGCAATACGTTCTCTTACCTCTTGTCTTACAGGAAGATAGTCCATTTCCTGCAATGTGTGGAACATACGTACCATATCTACTCTACCTCTGTTATTTCGGGCAGATACAGCTACCATTGGGACAAAGTTGGGGTCTAATCTAGTTTGTGCAGCCAGATTAGACCGTTCACGCCTCAATGATTCGGGGTCATCCGTGAATACCATAATCATGGAGGCTGGCATTTTACGTTCAAAGAAATATCTGTACAAATTCTTATCCATTCCAATTAATGTCAGAGCCTTTTCAAAGATTGTAAGAATAGGACTCCATCCATAGGTTTCACTAGGAGAAAACTTAGAAACATGGATAATTTCGCTATCAAAGAAGTAAATATGCTGGTTTCTATGGTAATATTTGTACATCACAGGCTGTGCTAGCTGTTCACAGTCCTTTTGTTCGCATTTAACAGCAGCATCGTGAAGTTCATCTCGATGAATAGGACATAAGAAGTGGGCATTCTTAGGTAATCCAGCAGCATCTAGGTCAAATTCTACCAATGCTGGGTTTAATCTACGAATTTCTATAATCTTAGACCGTAAAGTACCATCCTCCCCACCATAATACTCTTTGGCTAGATATAAAAAGCCATCGTCTACAGTATTTATGTCATAATGAAACTGCTTTAAGACTTCCTCTAAACTTTGGTCGAATACATTACAGTCCTCAAAGAATGATGTGATACGGTCCAGTTCATCATGGTCTGGGTTTTCCTTGACAGGCTTCCAAACCATACCTCGTCTAAAAACTTCCCCCGTAATATGACTAATAGGGCTTCTAATCTCCTCAACAGACATAGCAATAGTCTGAATGTCCATAACTAACTGCTGCCTGTAGGCCATCTGATGACGTACCCATGTATTCACTACATGGTCTAACCCCATTGTAGGGGCAGTCCCTGTTTCTCCCCCAGCTTTCATCAATTGAAATAAGCCCAGTTGCTGATTCAAATCAGTCATTTGCTGGGCTAATGCAGGAGTTTCAGGTAAATATTCTGATAGTCTCATATTTAATCCTTACCAGTTAATTTTTCAATATCCGAAGATAATGTTAGCTTTAGCAGAGTCTCCATAGCTAACTCCTTTAATAAAGTTCCTTCTGACTTATTAGAAGTTACCCGGAGATTGCTGATCTCCTCTTCATATTTTACTACTTTTTTCCTCATTTCCGCAAGTTCTTGGGCTTTTTCTTGAAGTTCAATTTCATGTTCCTCTGATAACTCTTCGGTTAAAGGAACTGAATTAGACGTAGCATTCTGTAATACGCCAAGTCTAGAAGCTTCTTTCACTAATGCTATAAAACCCCCTTCCGTAAGTACAGTTACCGCAGGGCTGTCATCAGGTACATCATCATCTGGTTCCATAGTTCGTAATACATCATGCCACGTATCTAATATTCTCCATGTCCGGGTCCCTTCATCTTTAGTTGCTATATACTGAGACTCTCTATCCCTTAACATATTCCCTAACATCTAAACCCTCCTTAATGCTTATGCTTAAAAAACCTATTAATCAAACATCCCATCAGAATCCACGATACCAACAACCCTATGCCATACATAATAAATAATGGTAGATTTACAAATCTTCCTATAGACATTAATAAAATATCCTCTAAGGTATGTATCGAAATTAACCCCACCATAGCCCCAGAGAATAGAGTATGCATGTAACCTTTAAGCGACTTCACAAGCACTCCATCCACACGATTTACAGGTCATGCACCCACTCTCTTGTACAATCAACGGGTTCTCACAACCACACCGTATCTCTTCTTTATCACGCCCAACTACCAATACCTCTTTTTCCCTACTCCCGTTTCTATAAACAGTTATCCCCTTGCATCCAGTTTCCCATGCCTTCATATAAGCCTCCTCTATATCTTCTGGGGTAGCCTCATAAGCAAAATTAATAGTCTTAGAAATACCTGCATCCACATGTTCTTGGAAAGAAGCTTGCATATTTACATGGTCTTCCGCAGAAATTTCGGGGGCCGTTATATATACATCCTTAACCCATTGAGGAACTTCCTCAAAACTCCGTAAAGATTTTCCCCCACTAAGGGCTTCCATAAGTTCCTCTGAATAAAAACCCTCTTCTCTTGCCACCTGTTCAAAATAAGGATTAGTATAATAAAGAGTTTTCCCTTCTAATATATTCTGTTTTTTCCACGCCAACGCAAAAAGAGGTTCTATTCCTGAGGCACATCCAGCAATCATAGATATAGTTCCTGTAGGAGCTACAGTGACCCGACATGCATTCCTGTAATTCTCATGGGCTTTATAAGCACTCTTCTCCCAAGCAGGAAATGGCCCACGCTTACCACCTAAATTCAAGGAACATACATCAGCTTGAGTCCGAATAAACTCCATTAGGAACCTGCCAATCTCCTGTGCCTGTTCGCTATTATAAGGAACTTTTAACTGCACTAGTAAATCAGCAAACCCCATTACACCAAGACCAATTTTCCTAGTAGCTTTAGTCATTCCTTCAATATCTAAAACAGCATACTTATTTGCGTCAATAACATTATCTAGAAAATGGGTAGCCAATTGAACTACCTTTGCCAATCTTCCCCAATTAAGGTGGTCCATCCAATCATCGCTAATACATGCTACATAAAACTTAGCTAGATTAATTGACCCTAAATTACAACTTTCATTACCTAGAAGAGGTTGTTCTCCACAGGGATTAGTAGCTATCATGTCCCCAAATTGCTTTGTCACCTTATTATCATTATTAATCCTATCTAAGAATACCATACCCGGCTCACCATTACGCCATGCTCCTTCTATGATCAAAGAAAAAATACGCCTCGCAGACATCAAGGATACTATCTGTTCTGTAGAAGGGTCCACTAAAGGATATGAATCATCTGCTACTACTGCTTTCATAAAAGTGGAATCTACTGCCACAGAAATATTAAAGTTGTGGATGTCCCCTTCTGTTCGTTTACATGTAATAAACTCTTCAATATCGGGATGATTAACAGCCATAACAGCCATATTTGCCCCATCCCTTTTACCACCCTGAGTTATCATACTAGATACTCTAGAGAGGGTCTTTAACACTTCGATAGGGCCACATGCTTTGCCATGAGTCGTATCAATGCTAGCCCCCTTTGGTCTAATTTTAGATAACGAAAAACCTGTACCACCCCCGAATTTCTGTACCAATGCAGAATTAGTAGCTGCGGTCATAATAGCTTCCATACTATCTTCTAGAGGTAGGACGAAGCAAGCACTTAAAGTACCTTGAGCAGTACCAGCATTCATTAAAGTAGGGGAATTAGGTAAGAACTCTAACTGAGCCATGATATCATAAAAGTCCTTAGCCAATAATTCTACCTCTACAGGTAAATGTCCATAATAATCGTGGTCTACTTCAGCGATTGCAGTAGCCACCCGATTAAATAATCCTTGGGCATCTTCAATTGGGGTGTGCTTTTCATCTTTTAAATAATATCTATGACCTAAAATTACTTCGGATTGTTCTAATAATTGGGGTTGCACATCAGACACTATTACCATATATCCTCCTATCCTCTATATCCACAAAATAAGCATAAGTTCCTTTCAGTTACCCAGAATGAAGGAGTACACAAAGCGTCTTCACAACCGGGATTAGGCTGGCGTGGCGTCATCATTGGATTTACTGGTGCTAATGCTGGTCCACCCTCTATACCTTGTTGACTATTATATTCGGGCTTAGCACTATTTGTCAAGGTATTTATCCAACTATTTTTAACCTGTTGAACGGGGCTTGCTTCCCCTGCACCTGACTGAGGGTTGTCAGGGGAAATATCATTCATCCAATCCGCCACATTACCTAGAGTTTGAAAACTGTACAATGAACATTCGTATGCTGCATACAACGCCATCGCAATAGAAAAGAATGCATCTCCATGGCCCATAGGAGTCTCAGGAGCCTTTAGTTCATTACTGACACATAAAATCTGCCCACGTTGTCTTTCATCCTGAAGAAGCTTTAAACTTCCCGAATGGACATATTGTTCAAATACTTGTGCCATAGTATTTTTAGACTTTGTAGAAAAGTGCATTGCATTCCAAACATTATTTAAACCTCTATCTTCTAATTCACCCCTAGTGTTATCTACATACCCCCTCATAAGATTAAATTTTTCTGTTACATCATTTAAATATTCTATTTGGTCAGAGTAAGACCACCCATCTAACCATGACTGATGAACCTGTTCTATTCTATCCCCCACCTTTTTAAAGATTACCAAGTGTGATGGATGCCGTTTTTTACCCACATCGAACCCTGCAAACAAATCCCCATCCTCTAAAGGCATATAAGCTTTATTTACAGGATGGTTTATTAAATTAGGGTCTTCACAAGCAATAATATCTTTATCTTCAAAATAAGCTTCAGTTGCAAAATAAGGCTGTAATAAAAACTCAGAGGCAAAAGCCTTGGGCCTAGCTCTCTGTTGCTGTAATAGCCACTCTTCATTATATAATTCAGGCATCAACACCCTTCTGCCGGGAACTGGGTCTAAGGCAGGGAGTACTCTAGTCTTAAAACGGTCATCTTTCTGTAGGGTACTTAACAAATCCCCGGGCATCATAGGCGTTCCTAACACAATTACTGGAATTCCCCTTAATGGAATGAACATAGTCTCTGTCAAAAAATGGTCTTCTACCTTAGTTAACTGAGATAGGTTCAAAGGATTTTCAGGGTCACGCAATACGTCATCTGCAATTAAAGCACCGTTGACATGCATACCTCGTTTAAATGAAAAAAGACCCCCATGAGAAATTTCCATGGGTTTCTTATTAATATAATACCTAAAAGAAAAATCAGCTTTAGGGGAACGACTCGTCATCCATTGGGTTAGAATCGGATTTCTCTGGACTGTCTTGTTAATTTCAGCAATATGATACCTAGCCATTAAATCACTAAAGGAAAGGTATAAAACAGAACAATCCCTTGGAGCTTTTAACAGTCTCCATACTGAGAAAGCATGTCCAAGTATAGTTGATTTAAAATGGAATCGGGGTAAGATGGCACAGTAATTAAGTCCATTTTCCAAGCATTCCTCAATATCCTCTGCAAGTACACCGACATGCCATGCTTTAAAATAGTCAGGGTTATCATAACTTTGACTCCAAATGTCCCGTAAAAATTCCCAAAAACTACCGACCTGAACTGACTGATGGGTAACTAAACCCTCTGCAAGTCTGGAAAAAGCGTCTTGAAAAGTTGTAATCTCATTATTATTATTAACCATCAGTCTCCTGTGTCTGAATTAAAGTTTTCAATTTAATAGCTATTCTCTGCAAAACATCTGGGTCATTTACTTCTTCAACCAATACACTCATAATGTCCTGTACAAACTGAAGATTAATCATACCTTCCATAACAACACGTTCACCCTTAATCCCTATGTCTAATGCTCTAGCTGCCTCAAAGGGCTTGTCAAACATATGACCATCTAATTCTAACGAGGCTTTCCTTCTTAACCGTCCATAATCAGTTAGATGTTCTTCTTGAATCCGGGCATATCGCTGAGTTTCAGTTTCTTTAATAATGTCAATAGCATCAGTTCTAGCCTCTATCTTATCTTCTTTCCACCGATACTTCCTCGCCCACGCATATATAGTAGTAGGTTTTACTTCATAATTAAAAATAGCCTGTAATTGAGTAGAAATGGAGGGGGCAGAATTCCCCTCCATAAACAACTCCATAGCCTTAAATCTAATTTCGTCTGGGAGAACTTTTGGCATACTATCCTCCGTATATACTATTAGAGTCTAGTCCACCATAACCAATATCAGAGGGGTGCTGAGAATCAATATTCCCACCCCAAGGAGTACCATCAGGTTGCAGGAATTTACTAAAATCTACATGCCCACTAACACCTGTATTACAAGTAAAGCAAGCAGGAACTTTATATTTTTGGCTACCAGATACAATAGTTTTAAACCTAATACCTATCTCATCTGGTCTACCACACAATCCCTTCATGCCCTCATCATCTTTAAATGGACTATACGCTTTATTTTTTAACAAGGTTCCTAAAGTACGATTTGCTCCTACTTGTCTGTTCCACTTACACTCATAGTATTCACACCAAACTAATTTACTATATTCTGCCTTTAGCTCTTCTTCAGTAACACCTTCGGGTAATGTATCTCCTTCGATTTTTTCTTCCTCTACCTTCTCCTTAAAATAAAATTTGGGGTCCTTATTCACCTTCTGTAAACTCATTCTTCCCTCCTTTTTAGCCACAAGGCAATACACGCTGCATCAGCCCAATCCTGTTCTACAAATATATCACCCCATTTATCTACTGCAAATTCTTTAATGTCCTTCTTATTAGAATTACCCTTCCCTAAAATATGTTTCTTCCAATGCCTATTATCTACCGATAAACACTTAATCTTATTGGTAGCACAAGCTAATCGTACACCGCCTACGACTGAAGCAATCTCCATAGTAGATTTAGGATTTTGGATAAAGATAGCTGCTTCCACCGCAGCATTAGTCATTACTTTTATTTTACTCAAATCTTTGGCAAATTGTAAACAAATTTCAATAAATCTGGAGTCGAAATCTAAATCCGAACTCCTCCATTTTAGCATAGCTAATATCTTTTCCTCCTTATTTAACCACACCCCATGGATTGCCCTAGAAGAGCAGTCCAGCCCCACATAAAGACTTGACATTTGCTTGCTTAATAATTTAAATGCTTCTTTATTCCCCGAAATCATCTGCTACAATCTCATCCAGAATACCTGCACATTCTTGTAAATCTATCACAGCCTTTCTTAAAGTGTCAATATCTTGAACCATTACCCCGTATTCAATACCCCTAGTAATAATCTGGGCCTTCGCTGCTAAATCTAATATATCATGCTCATCCATTATACTTTCCTCCTTGTGGTAGACCACTCTTGATTGTTATCAGCCCCTTTTACTTCCACCTCATAATCCGCAAAGAGGGCTGGATACTTTATCTTTAATATGTCCCCAATTTTATTAAACACTAATCTAATTTCCTCTTCAGCATGTTCGTCAGTTCTCATTTCAATAATATGCCTCGCCGACCTAATATTACAAGACCAACCAATATTAGTAGCTACCCCAATAGGTGCTACTCGTCTAGCTGCTGAAGTGTAGTACTTCTTCTTATTAAAAGGCAATGAATCGAAATCTTCCTCTTCAATAATACCTGCTCTTTCAATTAATCTAGCATACTGTAATTCCAAATATTCCCATGTTTCCTCAAATATATCTTGAGAATGGGGGTCATTTTTATATGCTTCGGGTATCCACAACCCCATATCTTCTAGTCTAAGGAATCGTAAACTCTCTTGAGAGATGGCTGTACCAGCCCTATGACGTACTAATTCATGCGTAACCACCCTACTGGTATTACAAATCATAAAGGATACCCAACCATGCTCTAGAACTGACCCATGACCAATGTTAACAATATTTTGGAGATACTTCTCATTAGACTCTCTCACCCTTGTAATATTAGGATTGAGTTCTGTGCCAAACGATTTATAACACCCACGCCCCATAACTTCTATAAGTTCCTCACAAGGCGATTCTGCATCTGACTTCCACCCTTCTGCTCCTATATATGACAGATAATTATTTAAATCCATGTAGTTAACCTTCTGCTCTGCCACTAAAAAAACTGCTGGTTCTACTCTATGCATTGCTCCCTCCAAATGTACGTAGAGATACTATTCTCGATACGGTAGAAAATCCTTGGGCATAGGCTTCCCTTAACCCAGATATCCTCCTATGAATTACTTCTTGCTCTATAATATCTCTACGTAACTCTTTTAAAGATTCGTACTTAGACAACACGGCTCCCCGTATTTCATTTTGTGTAAACTTCTTTTTCCCTTCTTCTTCACGTTCTTCTGCTAATCGGTAAATAGCAGTAGAATAACTTTCATTAAATGCTGCTTCTAAAGCATTCTTAGTGGCTTCTATATCAGCTAATTGAGTCTCTAAATACATCTTAATGCCACCATACATAGTAAGAAATTGTTCTAACTGCTTGTTATCAGCATTCATCAAATTAGGAAAATCTAAGTTTTGGTCCTCCGCCAGTTCTTTACCTATAGAAGGCACCATCAAATCTTTGATAAACTGGTCTGCATTATGTAAAGCCTTAGTAGGACTCCACCTAGTTTCTCTTCGTTCTAATTTTAATTGGGACATTCGACTCCTCTGCATGGGCAATATTTGGGGCCAGTGCATTTATCAGGAGGTTCTGACATATTCATTATAGTAAAACATCTATCTTGAATTTTCTTCCATGCTTCTTCATCCCGTTTAACTACAAAGGCTTTTACTTGCTGGTCGTTCTTATTTTCATATAAGACTATACCATGATCCACATTATATAAATTAAGATAAATTTGAATCTGAACCACATGGTCAGGCTTAGGTTTATCTAAAAGGGCTTTAAAGCCCCTAGAATTAATAGATTTTAATTCAACCAAGGCTTGGGGATATTCTGTATGTTTAATTACAAAGTCTATCCGACCAGAAATAACTGGGTTCTCACACTTTACAGGAACTTCTACCCCTAATAACACTCCCATACGTTCAAAATATTTTTCAAATCTAGTCCCTAAAGCATCTCCACAATCAAAAATACGCTGTAAGGTTGGTTCTATATACTGATTAGGCATTAACCCATTATAGGAAAAGTAAAGAAATCTATTACAGACACTCCCCAAACTAGAGGGATAAAACTTTCCCTTATTATTCTTAGCATTATAATGCCCTAGAGTAGTATCTAATAACTCAATCAACCATGTATCTTGATTAATAGCTTCGGTTGATTTCGGTGGTTTGTTTATAAGTTGTCTAACGCCCGACATAATTCCTCCATAATAGTTGGGGGAGTCCTAGCTGTAATATGTAGAATATTCTCAACTTTAGGGCTTTCCCAATTCATTAAATTCCAATCCCGTTTAGCATCCGCTTTTCTCAAGTGACCAAATTTTCCGTCTGCTTCAATTATCATAGCTAATTCAGGTATCCAGAAATCTACCCTATAATTATTAAAGGGGGCTTGTTCCATATACCTAAGTCCCAATGTAGACAAACAGTCTGCAATAATTTTTTCTTGTGCCGTAAAATCTTTAGGTTGCATTAGTCTGCTCCAATTCAGATACTAATGTATCATATAAGGATGGGTGCTCTTTTAAGAGAGCTTTCAAACCATTCATTCCTTGTGCCCTCTGTTCTTTATAAGTATACCACGCCCCGTTTTTAGAAATCAAGCTACTGGCTAACGCATCTCTCATATAACTTTCCATAACGTCAATACCACCATCTACTCTAAAGGGCACTATAGCTGACCGCCAATTCTCTCCCCCAACTTTAGTCTTTCTTAATCTAACCTCCATATCAAACCCTACTTTATTACCCCCTGATTTATCCTCTAACCAACCGTCACGGCGTACTTGTAACAAGAAATGGGCAAAGAATGTCTGAGCCAAGCCTCCCGGCATAGTATCCAAATGCACATTACCTATCCCTGACCTCAATTGGTTTATAGCAACAAAGGCCGACCCTGATTGTAAGTTAGGCAATAACCTAGGTAAGGAAGTATTAATAAATCTGGCTTGCCATGCCATAGGATTGTACTCAAAGTCTTCTTCTGGCTTTTTAGTCTTGGCTGGTTCCATCACATCAGTAGGTACTAAACCAGCTATGCTATCTAAAACAATTACCCCTACACCTTCTTGCATCATAGTTCTGGCTATGGCGAAAGCTTGTTCCCCTGTAGAAGGCTGGGCAACTAGAATATTCTCCACATCTACCCCACACTTCGCCATCCACTCCGAATCCCACGACAATTCTGTATCAATCCACCCAGCTACCCCACCCTCTAACTGCACATTCTTACATATTTGGGAAGCCAGATAAGACTTACCCACATTGTTCTGTCCATATAGAATAGTCATACGTTTTTTAGGGATTCCCCCTCCAGTAAGTCTATCTAACGCAGGGATACCAAAGGGTATTCTTCCATAGTCAAACTCTTCACTACTTCCTCTATACAATCCTAAATCTTTATTGCCTAACAACTGATTAATAACTTGTTCCGCCGAATCTTTCAATGTGTAATACCCCCTATTTTTCTAACATTTGGTCTATTTGACTGTCTACTTTAGACTTTAAATGTTCCCAAATCTTATCAGCAGTATTCCCTGCCTCTGCTAACTGGTCTTCCAAGGGTAGGTCAGTGTCTATTTGGTCGAAAGTCATATCAATTCTTCCATATTGATTTGTATCCAAAGGTCCCACCCTAAACGTAAACCCTAAATGCATACTAACCTTTGCCATATATTCCTCCTATGTCCAATCTATTGCTTCCTCTAGTGTAACAGGTTCAGGCTTTACTGTCAAGTCTAATTTATACCAATCTTTCTTAACCGCCCAAGACCCTTCACATACGTCTATATCTACCTTAAGTGGTATATCTAAACTATTCTCTTCCATTAATCTCTGAATTTGGAGTGGTAACTCTCGTAATTCGTCATCATGAATTTCACATAAGATTTCATCGTGGATTTGAAGCAAGATATTACTCTTTTTATCTTTAAGATAATCATAAACTTTAATCATCCTCTCATTTAAAATGTCAGCACTAGTTCCTTGAACTAGATAATTCACCCCCTTATAAGCAAATTCAGAAGGTATTTGGTATAGTCTACCATATCTATTCTTTACCCAGCCCCTCTGCTCTATAGTTTTAGATACCCTATCAATAAATGTCTTAGCCCCACTGATACCCTGAAAATACTTCTTCTTATAAGCAGAAGCTTCCTGAGGTGAGGTTCTTAATTGGGATGCCAGCCTCTTATTCCCAATACCATAGATAATACCGAAAGTAATATTCTTCGCCATTTGCCTATAAAATTTAAATTCTGAATGGTCTTCCCCAATATTAAAAGCATTCTTAGCAGTTTCTCCGTGGAAATCTATATCATCCTTATACATCAATGCATCTATTTCTTCATTTTGTAAATAGCTTAGAAATACCCTGACTTCCATTTGAGAATAGTCAAACCCAATTAATGAATAATCTTTTCTAGGTATGAACAATCTTCTAATGGCTATTTGAGATTCATCTTGTTCATCAAAGGATTCATCCCCTACAAAGCCCCAAGTATCCAAGACTTCATCCGATAAATCGGTGGAGAACGTGCCCCCCTTAGTCGATATAATAGCTTCAATTCTTCCCCTAACCACTTCTCTTTCTTCATTAGTTAATTCCTTGTCTACTAAATTAAAATGGGTTCTAGGTATATTCTGGAGATTTGGTCCTCTAGAAGACAGTCTACCTGTGACCGCACCCCAATTACAAAAAGTAGTGTGGAGAGTGTCTATCTCTGTATACGGCTCTAAATAAGTAGACTTCAATTTTTCCAAAGACCTGTATTGCCTAATCAATCCTGCTATAGGGTTATCAATCTGAACCAAAGCAGCCTCTCCCCAAGACTCTTTTCCTTGGGGAGTTAAGGATGGGGAATGAATTCCCAAAGAATTCAATGTTTCACCCACTTGTTTTGAACTACTTATATTAAACTCCAATCCAGTTAATACCCAAATCTTCTCTGCAACTGCCGTCTTCCTCCGGTCTATTTTAACTATAGATTTACTAGCGTAAGTTTTATCAATATGGACTCCTCGACCTTCCATATCATACAAAACTGTGGTTAGCTGAGTCTCTAATTCTACTACCTTATCTTGTTCCATATCCGCAATTTTTTTCATGCAAGATTGATATAACGAAGCAGTATAGAAGACATCCGCTTCACAATACGGACCCAAAATATCTACTGGTGCCGATGAAAAATCTTTGTTCCATTTGTTTGATTTCAATATTTTTTTAGTTTCTATGTCATAAGATGCTGCTTCTTCACCGTAATATCTTTTAATAGTTTCGGTCAACCCAAAATCAGTTACCTCTGTATCAGCACATAACCTAACTAACACTATTACGTCAATTAATTTTTGACCATTTACATGTAAACCCTCCTTCTCTAAGAACCTTAAATCAAACTTCATGTTATATCCAATTAAAGTCTCCACATTATTCATATGGTGCATCAAGGTTTGCAACTCTTGATTCCCTAAATTAGAACCTTGATGGTGTCTGAATGGGAAATAATATGTTTGAGATGTTACAGGACGTTCTTCCCTAAACCATAATGAATATTGATGAGTAAATCCAACTACTCCCACACCACATATTTGATTATATCCATATGGGTCTAAGCCATTTGTTTCTACATCAACAACCCACTCACTAAAGGTAGTTAAAGTATCCAATACATCTTTAAAATTCTCAGATGTTACTATCATATATCTCCACTTCTATGCCAGCTTTACTTAGTATACTTCTTGTCTGAGTATGGTGATACTCTTCTATGGCTACTATTCTTTTCACTTGGCTGTTTGCAAACATTTTACCACAAGTAAAGCACGGTGTCACGGTCATATAGGCAGTTAATTTTTCCTCAGACCTTAACTGAAGTAGAGCATTTACTTCGGCATGTATAGCTTCACAAACATCTAACCCTTCTCCCGAAGAATATTTAGCCCCTTCACAATTTACATCAATACAATGCGTAAATCCTGAAGGGACTCCATTATAACCAGTTGCTACAATATGATTACGGCTATTGACTAACACACATCCCACCTGTCTTCTGGGACAAGTAGCCCTCTGAGCTACTGTCTTTGCAATCTCTAAGAAATATGCATCAGTCTCTAGCCGTACCATTAAAACAAATCCGCAGTAAAAGCTTCTTCCTTCACTTCCACTTTCTCATCATCATCACTAGAGGGACCGGGAGTCCATAAAGCTCCGTACCTCTCCCTATAGTATTCCTTAATGGGTGGTAAGTCTGCCTGTTCAGCTACCCTATCTTCTGGTATTTCTACATTTCTAGGGGAGGCAGAAATGGAATACGAGGTATCTCTCATACCAGCCCCTGTTCTTCTAACCCTCATCACCCCCTTATCCAAAGAATCCCAATCATTATAAACTTCCACTAGTTGGTTCCACACAATATCATTTCTTCCAAATCCTAGGCAGACGATTTTATAATCATCAACTTCTTCTTTAAACATTTTTTTACCAGTAGATTTATTCTGTTGAATTTCTACCCAAGACTCTTGTCGTTTTTCAGAATGGATGATTTCATGGACATACGCCCAAAAAGCAAACTTTCTGGATGGCCTAGAGTCGTGGGGGACCACACTTAAATCCACCCCATCTTCATTTAAAAGATTAACGAACCGACTACCGTGCCTAAAAGTGTACAAAGAAATCTCGTCTAAATTAATATCATTATCCTCTCCGGTAGCTACCGAAGTTACAAAGGCTTGGTCACCATCTCTGAACCAGATTTCCCTAAAAGGTTGAACAGCCCTTGAGTATATATTTTCCCTAGATTCTTCTCTTAAATTTTGTATTTTACTTATGCCACTCATTACATTTCTCCTTAACTTATTTTATTTAATGGACTGACTAAGGCAAATTGTTTTCCTTCCCAACCCCAATTAGTTATAACTTCCACTTCCCACGTATCCCCAAAATTTGGTCTAGGGGTAGGATTATACCCATGCTCTGGGATTGGGTTCTCAGTATGTATAATCTCTATGGCTTCCCCTTTAATGTGTACAATACCCCTGTACTTAGTTTCTACGCTTTTACTTTGGTTAAATGTTACTACTAATCTATCCCCTCTTTTAATAACTTCTTTTGTTTCCTCAAACAATTCATGTAATCGTTGTGCCTCTGGTGTACCTACATATATATCTGCCATTCTTTTCTCCTACCATATATCTCTATTTTTTATAATTTGCTGTAGTGCTTTTGCATCTCTCACATCCTGAACATCTTTATACTCCTTTGGAAGATTTATATAGCTTACCACAAAATTTTGTATCATGCAAGTCATTAATCTATCTTTTCCTTTTTGCCCAGCATTATCATTATCTAAACAAATAACAAGTTCCTCAGTGGGTAACTTAGCCAAGAGTTCTTCTTGAGCTTTAGAGACAATAGCCCCCAAAATAGCCACCGAAGGAAACCCATTTTGTTGTAACCACACTGTATCTAAACTACCTTCAGTGACACATACAAATGGACTGCGTTCAATATGCTCAATTCCAAATAAATGCTTTGATTTTTTAAACCCTTTAGAGTACATATATTTGGGTATAGCATTTTGCCTCCTTGACACCCACCCTTTTAAAGACGAAAAATCATATATAGGGGTTACTAAATCTCCATATCTATTGGTACCGCAACCCCATTTTCTAAGGGATTCTGGAGTAAAGCCTCTATCGAATGCCCACACAGGATATTCGTGGGGAATGAAATCTTCCGGTAAAACAATTTCATCGACATCATCTTCTAACGAGAACCCATCAAAAAAGTCTAAATCTAAACTGACTTCTCTATCACTTACATATTTATCTATTTCTAACGAAGACATGTGTAAGAACTTACTGAGGAAGGATTTTAATGTTCCTTGCCCACACCCAGCGAAACAAATCCAAACTCCTTTATCTGTATTAATGGATAACGAAGATACCCTATCCTCATGTAAAGGACACACTATACTAATCTCTGGTTTGTCTACAGGTATTTGTAATCCCACCTCTAGTAACATATTAGTCCAATTCATCAGTATTCATCCTGACTAAAATATTTACTACCTACTTCTTCTATATGACCCCTATCTACTTCCCATGATAACATAGACATGTCCACACTAATTTCACTATCCCTATATTTTTGATACTGTATTACTCTCTTTTGTTCATCATTCTCCACCCGTGCCATAGATAATGTTACGTCAGAAGCTCTGAGTAAGGCATCCCCAAAAGCTACAGTCTCAGGTTGAGGGGGAACATAGACGTTGGCAGCATCCCGATTGGCCTGTGTAGTTACAAACATTGCTACATTCTGTGATAAACATAACCCTTTCATTGCATAGAATAAGGCATGTGATTGTTCCCACATAGCCTTAGTAGTCATACCTGTAGTAACTAGATAGATGCCATCTAATACTACTAATTCGGGTGCATGTTTTCTAACTAGTCCTGCAATTCCCTCTATAGTGATAGACCCTTGACCATTTATATGGTCACAAATCAATAAATTTTGTTGGTGTAATTCACCCAAAAATGACTGATAAGCATCCTCATCTATTGGGTCACCATTTCTTAAAGCTTTATGAGATAAACTGTACCCCATTAAATCTGCCATAACTACATCGGACCTTAGACTAATTGCAGACACTGGCATTTCAGTAGACACCAACAAAGTTTTATGCCCAGTGAAAGCAGATATAGCTGCTACCAACACACTCATCCACGTTTTCCCAACAGTAGGTCTTGCAAATAGTGAAATCAATTCACCCGGTAGCCACCCAACTCCCATAGTGTTTAAACTTTTAAAGGGTGTTTTTATACCCATTAAGCCGTCACCCATTTTTCTTTTCTCAGTACGCTCTTGCCATGCCGTATATCTATCCATGGAACTACCGTTATTGTAAGCTACAACTTCCTCATCATACACAATGCTAATATCATTTAAGTTATGGCTAATCTGGTCAAAAGCTTTTTGAGGATTCTCCTTAAGAAGTTCTTTATGAGTATTAAATACATTAACTATAGCCCTATATAAAACTTGTTGTTTGAATTTCTCTGTAGCATACTCTAGATTTAACGAACTTGCCGTGGGGTCTAGTGTAGGATAATTTTCTGATAGTAGGGCTACCGAAGGGAACTCACCACAATCATCTACATACTTTACTAGAAATTTGTAAGCATCTCCATGCTTAGCGAAATCACTAGAAGAATGTTTAAACTTCTTTAAGTTATCAAAAGAGTCCAAACCAAAGATGATTCCAGATTCAATAAAATCAAAACTCTCCATTACTGCTCCTATGTTAATAAATAAACTTGATTATATGAATCCATCAAATAATATTCTGTATGATTACTAGAATCTGTTAAACTTTTAGCTTCTTCTGCTGTGGATACTTCTGCTACTAGCCATACATTTCTTGTTTGTTGGTTCACTCCCATAAGTTTAAGGGTTGGTTTTTCGTTTGTCAAGAGGTTTTTCTTAGTTAGTTTGCCCTGTTTCACTCGTTTTTTTATAGGCATGTTCACCCTCCATCCATTCAGCTTTATTTAAATACTTTTCTATTTTACGTTTTGAACTATGGCGTAACTTGTAAGACGATTCTTCTAATGTCCTAGAAATCTCCTCCATAGTTAAACCTTCCATTCTTAAATTAATAAAATTGATCTCAGATTTATTTAACTTTGATTGGATCAACAGATCTTGAACTTCAAATTCATGTTCTTGAAATGCAGAAATCGGGTCTTCCAGAGCTTGCAAAATTTTATTTGATGGTTGATTTACAGCATACTCTACATTATCCATATCTAATGTATAATCTAAGCTGTACGACTCATAAAAAGGACTCCTCTTCTGAGCTTTAGTAATTAAAGTACGCAAAGTATTCACCATAGTTGTATGTAAATACGTATGAAATGAAACTCCCCGTTCCTCATCAAACCCTTCAGCAGCTTTTATAATGGCAATTCTTAACTCTTGGGCTAAATCTTCTCTATCTAACCCTAACACATAAGATGTTCCTAAGAATCTTTGTATTTTAGGTTCCCATTGGGCTATCAGTGCATTAGTAACTTCCATAAACCTCCTTATTTTTAGGCATAGAACTCCCTAGGAATAGTATAACATAAAAATGAAGACCTGTCAAGAACAATTAGATATCTTTCTGCCCCTTACTATAACAAATTTGGCTACAATATATATTATTATACCCCAAATTGTAACTTTGTAGTAAACTAGACCGCTTTCTTTTGAAAGATACATGACAAAAAGAGCAAGTTACTTCTAAATAAGTAGCTTTCCTACATTCGGGGGAACAAAATCTCTGTCGTTTAGGTATAGCAACCCCACACATAACACATTGACGAGGAAGTTTACGACCCCTAGGAACAGAGGTATGGTATCCCTCCGCTTTCAAGACCTTTCTAACGTACTGTCTTGATACTCCCACTTCATTACCAATTGCCTGTGAATTCATTAAAGGATTATAAGTTCTAAGCTCTATAATCCTTTCTTTTTTAGACATCCACTACTGGTAAGGCTGCTTTAGCTGCCTCTACCGCATCCTCACTCATAAATATTTCTAAATTTGCTTTAAGAAAGGTTTTAAATACAGCTATTAAAGCTTCTTCAGTTATAGGTATACGGGTTTGTGACCCATCTTCTTCTGTTTGAAAGTGACGATAGTGATCTAAAATCAGTTTCCATTGCTCATCTGTAAATGTAAGAGTTATATCCATTAATTACCCTCCAATACTTCTATTCTTGCTTTCAGTTCTTTAATGGATGCTACTAACGGGGCAATTAATTCTTCATAAGCTACCCCCCAATTAGTAATACCCGTATCAATATCTGTATCTTCTGTGTAAACTCCTATATCTTCAGTATATCCTGAATCTAAAGCAGCTTGTTTAATTGCTTGAGCAGTAAAACCAAAGTCTACTTGAGTCTCCCCTATTCTATTATACACTACTGGATTCAAACGAGAAATAAAATCTAGTCCATTAGAAATAGGACTTATATTTTCTTTGCTAGCCTCATCAGAACTGACATTAGGAGAATTCACCAAGAAAATATATCTCCATCTAGTGCCAGAATAACCCAAGTCATAAGAGGTTGTGGTAGGTGCAAAATGCCCAGTTATTCGGGTAACACCGTGAGCAATCCTCATACATTGGTTACCATCAGCAGTTATACCTAGTGAGTCATCACCGTTCCTGTATATTCCAGTATTTGTATCCGCACTAAAGCTATACATAGGTTGGGTTTCAGTCCCGTCACCCATTCTATGGGGAGATGGGTGACTCCCACCACCCCCACCACTACCAAGTCTAGTTATATCAGCAACATCAATTTTATAGCTAGCACCACTAGAACTTACTACAACATAATAATCTGCATGGGCATCATTAGTAGTAGTAGGTAATTCATCACCACTCCAATTGAGGGTTGCACTTGGCCCTGTAAGAGCCGTTCCTGTTAGAGCCGTTCCAGCAGTTATTTCCGTAATACCACCACCAGATAAATCGATTGCGGATACAACACCACCACCCGAAGTTCTTCCTTGCCAATAAGGTTTCCCTGAACTAGCGTCACAATAAATTACTCCAGAACCATTATCTGTAGGGGTAGGAGGACTTTGCCCATCTAAATATAAACCTTTAAAACCCCCCTCACTTGCCCTACTAAGAGTAGTGCCTCCCGCATTTGTACCAGCCGTAATGAAAGCGTCTGTCCCATAAGTAACAAATACATGTGCTTTCGCAGATGTCCCAGCACTATAAAGTTGTGTATGGGCAGGGTAACCAGCAGCACTTACTAATCTATAAAATAAAGCCCTACTTCCAGAAGTAGATTCAAAAGCAAAAAAACCAGCAGCATTAGACCCTAGATGCTGTTTAATTGTTAGGCCACTTTCATCAGCGAAACATGTACCCCCACCAAACTGGGCTTTACCATTATCTGCTCTAATTTCAAATTGTTTGGTTGCACCAGATACATCAAAATCAGGGAATGTTCCCATAGAACTAGAGGATGAATACCCAACAAGACCTAAGTTATCTAGAACAAGTAAACTTGTAGCACCAGAATTCCCCGGAATTCCTGTACTACCGTAAGAGAAAAATTTAGCCGTACCCTCCTGACTTCCTATAGGTAATTGAACTCTATTATTAGCATTTAAACCAAGGAAACCCCTAGCCCCACCAGTAATAGCATCATTATTATTAGTGTTGCTTAAATTTAATAGACCAGAGGAAGTCAACCCACCAATACCATTAGTACCAGTTATCCTTATATGGGTTGCATCAATAACTGTAGACTTAATATGTTGAGCAGTAATAGACCCTGCCACTATGAAAGCAGCATTTAATACCAATGACCTATTGTTCATGGGTATAACTCTAGGTGCCCTCTGACCATCAGTAGATGCCTCTGGAACATGCACCATTGCTAGAATAATTCTAGTGGTCTTTAACGACCCAGAACTATCAGTAGAGATGTGATCCCAATCTTCTGTCCATCTTAATGTTAGAGTACCCCCTGCTGCTGTATCGTTTGTATCTACAAAAGCATATAAAGTTCTATCTTCACCTGATGCAAAGGAAGCTGACAAATTACTATTTGTTGAGAAAGCACTTCCATTAGCAGTATAGGAATAACTCCCCGTATTCCCACTTGACCACCCACCAGCAGCTATATTCCAACTATCCCCATCGGCAAATTTCAGAGTAGATGCTGCCCACTGTAAATGATGATAGGCATTAGTATTAGTTTCTACATCAGTCGCTGGCTTAATATCTATAGTAGAATCATACTTTTGAGAACTTTTCGCCAGAAAAACTTCTCCCACACCTCCGGGCATACCAGTAGCAAACAAATCTTGACTCTGAATCTGGGGAAGTAATATTAAAATAGCTTTTGCCCCACGTTTATTAACGGAAGCTTTACACCAACCAAATACAATATCTTCTGGGTCGGCTTTATAAGAAGTAGTTAAAATTACTTGTAAAGTAGTATCAGATTTATTTGAGTCGGCGATAGCTTTAGTTGGTCTAAAGAAAATAGTATGCTCTGCTGTGGTTAAAAGTGGGGAATTACCACAAGCAAGATTATACTTCTCTCCATTACTTACTGTGATAACACCAGCCGTACCTGAAGTATTTCCAGCAGCATTAGACCAATGTATCTGACGATAATCATTAGAAGACTGTGGGTTAGACCCACGGTTCACAAAGCCAGAGAAGTAGAATGCCCGTTCACTATTGGGAACTAAAGAAGAAAAATTCTTTTCTTTAGCTAACTCTAATTCCGCAGCTACTGCTTCAGGTGTATCAAATATATTATTAAACTTTCCATTAGAACCAATTGATGTATACCCAGCCCGACAATTTCCGGGGGCTTCATCATAGGTTAAAGTCATAATTAATTGGTTAGTGTTTACCCCAGCCATAGCATTTGTAACTTTAACTACATCCCCGGAACGAATAGGTACTATTAGACGTAACGTATTAGAAGAATTTAGAGCAGTCCCATCACTAGTATCTGTTGCCCCAGTTCCATAGGTAACACTAGTAGAACTATTGACATTACTTAAATAAGCATATCTTTGTATACTACCTTGAGAATCTACTTCTACTATAATCATGGCTTTTCTAATACCCCTTTCTTGGGCATCTACAGTACCTGACCATGATACAGTATTAGTTGACCTACTTGCATTACTGGGCAAATCGTAATATACATAAGGATAACGAACAGTTTGGTATTTACCTTTAACAATTACTAAATCAGTTTTACCAATTAATCTACTAACCACTTCTTTTCTAATAGTATTTAGATTCCTGCTAATATTTCTAGACAGCGACTTGGGACGCTTAACCCCATATTTAGTTGAATTCCTACCTTCAGCAGCATTCATTGTAAAGGTAGCCCCACTACTAGCTCCCACTAAAGTTATATTACCTGTAACAGGAAATGAACTTGTTATATCAGAGACTAGTAAATGGTCAGCCCCATTCCATTGTGCTCTAGCTACCCCACTAGCCCCACCAGAAACATTTATTAATTCAGGTATATTAGTAGTATTTTTACTAGCATCTAAAGCTTTATTAGACCATGTAAAAGACCCAGATGAAGTGCCCTTTAATAATTCAAATGTGACTATACCTCTTTTACTTGAAACTCCTTGCAACTCTGAGTCGGCATCTTCCCTAGATTGGTCTTCATATTTTAATATTACTGAAGTATATATATCAATGCTGGGTCTATCAAATTCAAAATCTGATAGCATGGCCCGTTTTACTCCTGTTTCACCATTCCAAGAAGAATTCGGATACTCAATAGTTAAGCTGTCTGTAGAGGTATCTGTTAATTGAGGAGTAGCTGCATTACCATAAGCTCCACCTATACCCGGTCTTGTACCCCTGTGATAATAATTAAGCATATCAACAGGAATATGGTCGGCAGCACATGAAGTAAAGTATGGTTCAGCCCGTAAATCATAACCACTCTCACCAACATGTACCCCACTCTCATTCTTTAGGGGGTCTTCATAAGCCAAATCTTGGGCAATGTTTAAAACCTTCCGTTCAATTTTAGATAAGTTTAATTTTTTATCCCCTAAACTATCTGTAGCCCACGATGGTTCAAAATGGTTAGCATCACCTATACTAATATTATCATTTAAATCTAATTCAGCCAACATTAATTTAATGACTTCGCTACGTTTCCGTAAATCATATGTTACACTATTTCTAGAATATGTTTGATTAGTAGTATCAAGGGAGTCTAGAATCTCTCCGGGGTCTTCTAAAGGATATTGAGCCAATTCCCTAAAAGAACTGTAAGCATATAAATGTATAGTTTGCCCGTATTGAAAATCATACTTATTTCTGATACGATGTATTCTACCATGGAAAATAATAATCCCAGTTTCTTGGTCAACTAAACGGATTCTCTGAAAATCTCTAAAAACATCAACTAGATTCCCCTTAGCTGTGTCAGTACTGGACTCAGGATTAGTAGACCTATTGGCTACAATAATCTCTGCCTTATTAGAAGAATTAATATTATCTTCTACATTAAGTAGAATAACGGCATCATTACCGTCTGGAGTGACGGCTTGTACCCATCGGTCATTTGTATGTAAATAATCTAATCTTGTCTTAGGTAAAGGCATTAGAACTGCACATCTCCTCTAGATTTACAAACAAACTGCATTGCAAATGTCCACCTATCTTCTTTAGATGCATCTACTTGAAATCTTGCTTGTTGAATAGATACCTTATATACACCCCCACCAGTGTGGTTTGACCCAGTGGGAGTAGCAGCATCACCTACTTCTATCTCTAATTCTGAAGAATTAGTAGCCATCCATTTATATGCCACTTCCTCCAATTTATTTTTATATGGGAAGTAATAATAAACGGAGTTACCTCCCCTAGAATAAGTAAAGTATTCCATACCTTCATAACCAGTAGTGGTTACAAGGGAGTTACCCCCTGTGGTAGGGACTATTCCATTAATAGATAGTGATGGCCTAAAAATTCCAAGGTCTACTAATTCCGGGGAATTCTGTGGAATCGGAATTTGAATAGGAGTCTTAGCTATTTGTATGGACATGTTGTCGCACAATAAAGCATACCGCTGTCTAGTTGTATTATTAGTAGCGGTTCCATCGTGTGGCCCATTTCTTAACAGTATTGATACTAACGGTTCAGCCATATTGTACTCCTATTCCACATATGCTTTATCGGTGCCCCCATTTTGTTGTTGAACTTCGGCAGTTATTTCATCCCTATGGTGTAATTCAAAACTTTTATCGGCAACTTGCACAACTATTTTACCGTCTATTTCTTGGCCCACCCTACCTGCAAGATAATCTTGTCTGTAATCCAATTTCTTTCTATACCCATAGTCCATAGCCATATGTCCAGCTATGGATGCCCCAGCAGATGCTATCCCAGTGGGGTCAAAGAAACCAGCAGTAGTTAAAGCACCCGTCATTGCAAGCCTAGCTCCAGCAGCTTTAGCTCCATACTTCTTATAATCGTCATATGCTTTATATCCACCATAACCAAGTTCAAAAATAGAACCTATTACAGGTGCTGCCCTAGCCATGGAAGCACCCTTCACAGCTAGTTTACCAGCCCTACTTCCAGCCACCTTTGCAATCGCAGAAGCACCAGCTTTAGCCATGCCTAATATACCCTTTTTACTAAAGAAGGCCATAGCCCCCTTTACTACAGGGGAAGCAGCCAGCTTACTAAAAAACCTAGTAAGGAAATTATCTGTAAGATTTGGGAATACTCTTACAAGCCAAGCACTCATTTTCGCAAATGGGGCTTGAAAGAATCTAAACAAAGGAGCTAATCTGGCTAGCAGCCTTCCCCATAAGTTTCTAAAGGGTGCCCAAAGAGCAGCCATAAATGCTTTAATAAACTTAGCAACAAAAGTTTTTGTCCACTCTAAAATAGGTTTTACTGTAATATTAAATAGAGATTTAAAGAAGGCTGTTAGGAATTTAAGCCTACTTTCAAATCCTTTTACTATTCCTTTCAAACAGGGTTGAACAATACTTTTCCAAGCATTATTAAGAACACCTTTTATTGCAGTCCCCAGTAGTTTAAAAAATCCAGTGACAAGGGAAGACAAACCCTTCCATGCAAAGCCACCTACAGCTTTCAATACAGGACTAAGTGCTGTCCACAAGGGACGCATAATGGCACCAAATAATTTAAAGAACGGTCCCCATAATCCGGTCATCTTTAGGAAAAATGCACCTGTCAAGAGCATAGCTAAAGCAGGGATTAGCTTATCCTTAAACCCAGTAGGCAACCAATCAATAGCATTACGTATAAATTCAAATAATGTTCTATCTAGGAAATCGAAAATATTCTGGGCATATATCCGAATATACGGAATCAATTCTGCCATCTTTCTAATGGCAGGGATTAATATGGGGAGGAACGGAGCTAGGATAACGTCAACCATTGCTCCCAATAATTGGAAGATGGTACCTATATATCCAGTGAAGACCTGTGATTGTTTGAGGATAGAGGCAGTACCAAGTTTAATACCTAGGGTAGCTCCTAGACTTCTCTTGGTATTACCTGAGATACTTTTTAAATGATCTTGAAACTTTTTATTGTTGGCAGGAATACCCCCACCACCACCACCAGATTGGGGGGGAGCAGGTTGTTGTCCTCCCATAGGGGCAGTAGCCCCCATATCGGCAGTAAAGTTAACTTCATATCTAGCGACATCGCCGGGATTCATAGTCATAAGCTTAAACCATTCCTCTCATCTGAGATGCCTGAGAACGGGCTTCGTGTTCCTGCTCCTTCTGCTTCATAGCTGCTACTACACCTAATAGTGTATTTATTTGATTTTCAGTCATCTCATGGATTGCGTCCCACGAAATTCCAAGTTCCAATAATTGATACATCATGACCCAATGATAATAAACTAAGGCTTCACCATTGGCGAGGTTACCTCCTACCCCCGATAGTAAAGCCGTTACCTTTTTTTTACATCGTCCACATCTACAGTATCTTCTGTTTCCCCAAAAGCTTTAGGAACTAATGCTTCTAGGGCTGCACCTAATCGTTCATCAATAGATAATAGAAACGCCTCTGTGGTTCTACCCCAAGGAGCATCTATAACCATTTCTTTTAAACAACTTCTTACATAATTATCTGCATTAAATCCAGTTTCACCATTAGCCCCCCATGTTAAGGAGCCAGAAATTAATTGGTTACGTTTAGCCCAAGATAAGGGTCGAACTGTAACCTCAAAATAATCCCCAGTTTCTTCTACAACTACCGTTCTTTTTTCCGGTTCTGAACTAAGTGTGTATTTTCTGTAATCAAACTGAACTTCTTCTGTACCTTTAGCTGGCATATTCCCTCCTTATGGATATATAGCTATATTATCTCTAACTTCAATAGTTAGATTTCTAAACAAAATGTCGGCTTCCACTTCCATTGGGTTAGCATCTGTGATATTATGGGGAGCACTTCTAATGAAAGCTCCTTGCTGGTTACCGCCAATAGCAGCACCTGTGTTATCACCACTACCATCATAATCATTTGGTATTCTAATGATCATGCTATCGTTTACTTGGTTATTTTGGTTTCTATCAAATCTCAGTTCTACGTTAAATCCCTGCATACCAGTACCAAAGTCACCTTCCAGCAGCAGTTCTTTAAAAACTGTGGCAGCATTTGAAGTTGCCGAAGCAGCAGCATCAGGTAAGGCTAGGGAAACAGCAAGAGAGTATTCTCTACGTTGTTCCATAATTTCTGATGGCCCCCTGTGATGCCCCATTGTCCTCTTTAGGTAATACCTAGGTTCTTCATTATTGGATACAGATAAGCTAAAGCTTCTTATTCTAGCTATAACTGTGCCAAACAATTTAACTTGACCTTGAGAGAAGTAATACGGTTGTTGATGAGATGGGTCAACAGTGTCGTGTAAATCCACTTGACCAGCTTGAACAATATTATCACTTCTAATAGGTTGCATTGGGGTAAAGAATGGTACAGTAATGTTGGCTGGAGAAGCAGCATGATTACCACTTAACTTTTGATTATGCTTCATGCCTAAGAAGTTGATACCATCCCAAGAGGCTGTTAATAACCCCCCTTCTTCCGCCGATAATCCCATACTACCAACTTTACCACCATAATATCTACGGTCAAAATCATTGGCATCTGTTTCAGAGCTATCTCTTACATGAACATGCCACGATATAGAATCTAAATCTACTGCTTCATTAATAGTATGTCTATAATGATTTAATTGGGTAGAGCCAGCAGCCGTTTCTACTCTTCTAATATTGTCATCATTTGCATGGTCATACAACAAAGGACTACTAAGCCGTACATAATTACTATTAATTATAGAGACTGCTTCACATACCTCCGCTGTTGCTAAAGCAGCAGCATTAGTAGTACTTGTATCCGAACTATAAATAACAAAAAACCTATCATTACCACTATCTACACCATGACCAGCATCTAATAAAACGTACATATCACCCTTTTTTACTGCACCGTTTAATTGGGCTGACCCAGCAGTTACTGCTTGGGTAGTATCATTAGCTGCATAGGGAACTGTAACAACTTTTCCAATAGGGAACCTTAAAGGTCTACCATCCAATAATACAAAGCTACCCAAACTACCTGTATAAGTCTGTTGACCCGGATATGCTTCAAAGAAGTTTCGCTTAGAAGCAGTACCTAGATAATATCTGGGTTCAATTGCCATTTCAGGGTCTGGTACTTCAATTGCTTCATATACACCCGGAACATATTTAATTAATTTACTTTGGTCATTATCCACAAGAGTCGTTTGGTCAGAAAGGGTCTTAATGTCTGTATTATTTGGATGGAAAAAAGCCGTAGGAGTCTCTAGTATTATACTAGTTGTACTTTCTACAAAAGCTACCTTAGCTATTTCAGAATTATATGTAAGGGTAGTACCCCCACCTATAGTAGGCCCGATAGCTACAAAGGTTCCAGCAGGAATTTCTGAAGTATTTACCATACCATCAACAGGTATAGACCTAGTTCCAGCAGGAATCCCATCAGTGGCGTCTATTAAAACAGCACTTGAAGTTAGTTGGGCACCCATAGCCATCTCTGGGGAACCCCCCGGAGCAGCTTCGGCTGCAAAGGTTAATTGTGCTTGGTCAGAACGATAGATTGGCATATTCTCCTCCAGTGTAGAGTACTATTACTATTATACTCATTTTGTTACGTTTCTGCTAATATATCCTCATTAACAAATTGGATATCTATGGTCCCCGTCCATACATTTGTATTTTCTCCTACGGCTTCAGTAAATTGTAGGAACTGTATTCTTTGAAAGCTCGTAAAACTATGCCTCCTACTATGGCAGATTCTTCTAATTTCCGCCATTATATCGTATAACCTCTGCCTACTTTGCCGTGTTAGCAATTCTAACTCTATATTATACTGTCTTCTCACATAATTCCAGTTACCTATTGGAGTTTCCACAAGGGCTGGATTTCCGGGCCTACCTATTATATGGTCTGCTGTATTCAAATTATATCTAGCAGGGTCAGTAGCCCCCATCATTTCAATAAAAGTAGGCTCTGCTACATTACTAGAGTTCCATTGAGTATTTAATTCTGTTATTGCATGGGTCACAGGTATCGGTTCAGGCACTAGAACACCTCCCACGACCATAGACTATCCATTGCATCCTCCACTTCCATCTGCCATGCCTCAATTCTTTGGGCTAATTGCACCCTATCCATCCCTGTGACTACTAAATTACCAAAATCAGCACTCCGTAGGACGTTAATAGCTGCAATCTTCTTAGCAGCATCGTGTACAATGCCCCCACCACGTACATCCATATGAATATCCCTACCACTTAAGTAGGTAACCTTTACAGGCATGGTGAATTCACCACCACCCCACCTCCAAACAGGGGCATTATATGATTGAAATCTAGCAGGAAGTAGAAAATACCTAGAAAAGTGGATTAATCCAGTGTCTGGTACCATAAAATAGTCTACTTTTCTCCCTTGTCGCTTAGTATCCCAGCTAGCACCATTCCAAATGTCCAATTTTAAGATTTTATACGGGTCTGCATGGTCTAAATGCATACCATTTAGGTTAAATTCATGGTATTCGTTAGCCACATAGTTGGGCCTCCACGATTTTCTAGTCTTAAAGTCAATCCAAGACTGTGCTTCCTCTATAAATGCCTCCACAGTAGACTTAGAAGGCGTTGTAGAGGCCGTAAAGTCTGTTCCTGACAGTATTGGCCCCATCTGTAGTAGCTCAAATACATCTTTAGTAGATGCATATGCTGCTAATGGACGCATTTGAATACGTTTTACAGTAGGGGAAGTGACTACACTGGCTGGTGTAACCCTTACCCAGTACTTTGTAACACTATTTACAGCCGTAGTAGCCCAATTTAAGAGGATATTATGGGGAAACATCTCTGCCCCATCCTCATCAAAAGCATATTGTTTACCAAAATCATCATTAACATCCAATTGAATACGCCCAGAGCCGGGAATGAACTCAGTCCAAGCACTGCCATTATAATATTCCCATGTTAAAGCCCCCAAATCCCCGGCCACATCTAAGTCAAAGATAACCATATCATATCTTTCATCATGTCCTAGATAAAGATAATGGGCAGCAGTATTAAAAAGAGTAAACGAAGTCCCTGCTGGAGACTGAGCCTCCAGAGTAACGTCAGTATACGTACTGCTCCCATTAAAATTATATATTTTTGAAAACTCTAACCCAATAGTTGTGGGCATTTACTCTCCTTCTGGTGGGGGGAACGCCTCCTCTACAACCATTTCTCCAAAGTCTTCTGTAGGAGATGTAGGAGAGTCTTCTTGTTTACCCCTAAGATACATTGCAATTCCATTTAGATTATGTATTTGTTGTGTTAATTGCTCCCTTTGAGTATTTAATGTATTTAATTGTCCTACATAGTCCTCCAACTGTGTATTAACCTGTGCCAAATCATTGGTTACGTCTATCTCTGCCATTCTATCCTCCTATTTTCCCCGAAGGGGTATACTCTATTATACCATACTTTACACGTTTTGTATCAAGGTTTTAGAGTCTCATAATTATCTACTACTGATTGAATATCAGCTACATCTACATCATCTGCATATTCAATCCATATGGTATACGGGGCATCTTCACCAGTATCCCCAGCACCGAAGAATGAACTCCTTCCATTGTTGTCTCTATCGCCCACTTTATTAAATCCTGTTACTTCTGAATTTAATAAATCATGTAAAATCCACGGAGCACCTGTAAAATTAGTTATTTCTAATGTATTCATATTAACCTATCTTCGCCATCCACACCCGTGTGACATTGTTGGCAATTAAATATCTAGTAACCCCACTATTTTGTAATGTCTCAACTTCAATATACTGTCCAGCAGACATATACAATATACCAGTACATATATGCCTAGGATCATCATAAGGACTAGCAGAATTCAATGTATATCTATCCATGTAAGTTACAGTACCATTATGCAATATTTGTACACGCCTAACGCCATCTTCATCTCCTTGCCACCCAGCTTGTGCTCCAACTAAATACCACCCGGCAATTGGAGCGTAAATTCTCTTATTATTAGAATAAGGGCCAGTAACAGAGGTATGGTGCATTCCATTAGTATAAGTTGCATCTGTATAATCATCTGCAATGGTGGTGTCCCATGCAACTACATGGTTTTCATCACCAGAAGTTACGTTTTGATTTGAGCTTATACGGAGAGAGCAAGCTATAGTTTTGAAATCCATATAACCATTGCTGTCAATTTTCACTCTAGTGCCACCACCCGTACCAATCCGCATCATATCATCTATGTGGTCATAAATAATACTTCCTCTTGTCCCATCAGCAGCATCACCAAAGAATATTGATTGTTGAGGTGTACCACTAGTTCCGGGCATAAGAAATTGTATACCGATTTCATCCGTAGTATCATCTTCAAGAACTATAAAAGATGTTGCCCTTGCTGATCCTCCAGATGAACCCAGAGATATATGTAAAGGTTTGGCAGGACTAGCTGTACCAATGCCTAATCTATTATTAGTAGCGTCCCAATGTAATTGTCCATTATCAGCAGCAAAAGCACTACCATCACTAAATTGAATTGACCCGGCATTCCCAGCAGGAGAAGTACTAGTTATCCCAGCTTCAGCCAATGTATTGTTTACCCACGCAGAACCATTCCACTTCAATAGTTCTCCAGAACCAATGGATGAAAGAGTAACATCATTCATTTCAGAGATTTGATTCTCTGTAGCTACTTGAGCATCTACATAAGTTTTAATGGCTTTGGCAGACGCTACTGTATCATCACTACCTGAGACTGAAGATATATCTGTATCTAATACCCCTGAAGCTAGTTTAGCAGTAGTAATTTTACCGTCTACTATATTGTCTGCTATCCCACCAACATCTCCAAGCTCTACCCCCCAGAAGGTAGCAGAGTCTTGTGGGGCAGAACCAAACACAATGTTGGAACCACTGATTGTAAAGCCAGTTCCGGGTTCTTGTATAACCCCATCAACTGCTATTATTAATGTTTCTGGCAAGCCTACGGTTAAAGCAGTACTACCTACTGTTAATGCAAACGTAGTTTCGCTTCCGTCAAAGCTTGCGGAAAAATCATCTAGTATTCTGAATGCCCCAGATTTTGCTGGGCCTCTACCTATATATGGCATTAGACCGTTACCTCCCAGATTCTAAAAGTAGTCGCTGCAACCCCTCCTAACCTTCGGCCCCCAGATTCTCCGTTGACAGTAAGGGTGTTCCCATTTGGGCCTACTCTCACCTTGAACGTAGTCGATGATGTTGTGCCAGCAGCCATAACATGTGTGATGGGTGTTGTACAAGGAGTGGCGGAGGTATCCTGTCTAGAATAAACCGATGCAAGAGCACCAGCCGTAG